ATATCTAACTGTGTCCGCATTACAGAAACAACTATCATCTTCTCTATACCTGAGATTGACTTATCTTGTTTCTTATTTGGTGTATCACAAGGACCAGCTACTGCTATACCAATTATCAAAGCACATATTACTACAAATGCTATTATGATACCATACCATTTGTTAAAGTATCGTACATAAGCAGTATGTGTCATCCAGCGTTCTGGATACTTTGAGTCGATAGCATATTGCTTTGCTACATAGCCAGCCAGACGGTTACGGTCATAATCATTCATTGCATTGTAGCAGTTACGATACTGCTGTCCAATTACACAGTGTGCACATTCCGTTTTATCACACCTACCAAACTGTAACCGACACACACAAGCAGAACGTCCCTCTGCAAGCTCACGAACTGCTAGATCATTAAAAGTCTCTTGCCTTGTAACAATCTTTATTTCTTCTGACATTCTATAATCAACTCCTTTATCTGTTCATAAGATTCTTCGACATAAAGCCAGCCATTATAATCAGGTAAACTAACCATTGCATGCTTACCATTATCTGCTGGTACAAAGCATTCTAGCTTATCCAGATTAATTGCAATAGCAGAGCTATCAGGTTTATGTAACTCTATAAACATATTATACCTCACAAAATTAAAAGTAACAAGTTCTGATCAATAAATAAAAAAGACCCACAGATCCGAAAACCTGTGGGTCTCTAACATCAATCAGATGTTATTTGTTTGCAGGAAGAGCTTTGATTGTGTATGTAGATTCAAGCTGGTTAGCTGCAGCTTTGAATTCAACTACGATACCTTTTTCAGCCCAGAGTTTAACTGCCTTATCAAGGTCAGCTTTTGACTTGAATGTTTTCCTCCTGCAATCAAGATGTTTCATGCAGTCACCAACTTTTGGTGCATCACCGAATACCTTGTTAATGAAGCTCTGGTTAGAATTACCAGCTGTGCGAACAACAGGATTTGCACAGTCATTGAAGAATTTTTTAGCTTCAGCTGAGAGTGACTCAAAACCTTTGTTTGCAATAACTTCTTTTGCAAACTTTACAAGGTTTTCTTTTCTTTCTTTCTGGCGTTCAGCAAAAGCTTTTGCTGCTGCCTTCTTCTTTGCTTTGAATGCAGCATCTTTGTCTGCTGCATGTTCGTTCTTCTGAGCTGGTGCTGTTGGTGCTGTTGGTGCTGTTGGTTTTACGTTTGTGTTTGCTACTTTTTCCATAGTAGTCTCCTTATTTTGTTTTGTTATCTGGTTCATACAAACCAGATTTGATTAATATTTAATCTTGTTTTAATTATAACTTAAACAAAATTAAAACTTAAAAATTGATCAAACTTTATTAAAAGTTTTTAATGTTTATTTTTAGGTTCACACATTCATTTGTCTTATTTCATTTTTGTGTTGTCATTATATAGAACGAACACACATCAAGACCAGGCAGCATGTCCCTAAAAGCAATCTTCAACAACAAGCTGGTAACTGAACTTGACCTCCAAAACTTATGAATGTACAATTTTTGTTTTGATCAAAGCGAATTTAATTTGAAAATAGAAAAATTTTGCATAGCAAATATAAAATTGACTTGATCAAAAGTTTTTTTGTACATTCACAAGTTTCAGGTAACTAGTTCAGGCTATAGTCGTTGTTGCGAATTGTTGCTTCAAGTGTCATAATAATATCTAGCTTGCCATTGTTGAACACTTCAGTGTTTGCTATTTTATCTAGCATGTCTGGATTGAATAAACATTCTGGGTCATAATCAACATCAGGATAGAACTTATCAACAAACGAATTTAGCATGTCTAGATATGTTCTAGTATCGTCGTTACACTTTACCCAGTAAGTACTCATTGCATCAAGTACACGACATATATCTATCCACTTAAGATCCTCGTAACTTATACTATTAGGATTATATACAAGGTGATTTACAAATACTTTAGTCATTGGTATTATAAACATACCATCCGATGCTGCTACAATCGTCAAACAGTTTTTAAACATATGCTTTTGGAAGTAGGTATACATCCAAGCAAGCTGACCAGGTCTCCAAGCAACTTTAATTACTTTGTCTTTAATAGAAAGCTTAGGATCATTCTTAAGCTCTAGCCAAGTATCAAGTCCACGACCACATACAAACATATCAGGTATTCCGTTACCAGTGTTGTGTGACTCTATTCTTGTAATCATTAATCTTGCTTTAGCAAGTCTATCTGAGAATGACTTACTGAAATCATGTTCTGTCTTATACATTACTTCTTTCCTCCATGCTCATACTATAGTGTGCAAAGCTCTTTATTTATTACGTCATTAATAACTTTAGCATTATTAATTACTAAATTATCATCAATCCAAGTACGTGACTTTACCATATCATTATCATATACATTAAATTCACGTTTATCTGTGCTAATACGCCCAATGGATACAAACACATTAGGCTTCATGTTTGTTACAGCTGAGAGTGACTCAGGCTGATATGATACAGACATATCTATATTTGCTATCTTGCCATCACCATATACACAGTCTTCAAATCTCTCAGTATGTTCCTGAAAATATTCTGTTGCTTTATCAAGCCAACCAGATGTCTTTAATACTTCATACAAGTCTTTCATTAATTCATTACTATTCATTTATCTTTCCTTTAGTTATAATTTAACATTACCCAGAAACAATCAAAGATCAATCCGGGTATATGTGGATCACAACCTACCTAATTTATCAAAAGCATCGCAAATATCTTGGTCATCTATTACCATTGTGTCTGGGCAATACATAAGCAGATATTCTATAAGTTTTGCTCGGCCAAGTGCACGCTCGGTGCGTGACCTCTGTGAAGCATTAGAACCAACTGTATTATTTTCATTGTTGAAGTAGGAACGATACTGTTTCTGTAGTTCAACAATAAGGGTTCTAATTTCTTTTAACATGTACTCTTTATTCATGTTACTTCCTTATTTGTCTGGGTCAATTAAGTCATGTTCTGTTTTACCTGAGTTCTTAAGCTCATCAAAGAACTTGCTATTGCGCCAGCCCTGTCTGTAGTCAGAATTACTGTACATCAAGAATATGATAACAGCAATCATTAATATAGCAGCTACTATTAACTCCATAAATAATTCCTTAACTTCTTCCAGAAAGTTTTCATATTACTATCTTTACTTTTGTTTGCCATATTATTAGCAAACAAACCATTAACCTGAGAGTGAGTCCCGTAGTTATTATAGTTATCAATGTATTCTTGGTACTGCTTATCATCTAACGGGTAACACTGTCTTTCAACAACTTTACCTTCCACTTCTTTAATCATATTGACACATTTAGGATTGTCAAACACTTGAACGACTATAGTTGACTGACTAGACAAAGTCTTTGTGTACATAATCTTTGGTATTTTACCAATCAACTCTTTTTGTTTAATTCTCATACTGTTTTACTACCTCCTTCCAGTACTTGATAACTTGCTCGTCTCTTTTAGGACATCCATCTTTTTTCCATTGCTCAATAACTGCTTTTGCTAATGCTAGTGTACCATTAGTATACACAGTCAGTTCTTGTTTAGTCCAAGGTTTATCCTGCGACTTTGACCCATGATTCATTGTCTCTTTCATATTTTTGCCCCTTCCCAGTACCAAGACCTACACCAACCTGATAATGACAGTCACAACACATATTAGCCCAAGGACCATACACAGTTCTACCGTCAATAAATGTATTGCTGATTGGTTTACAGCAAATATCACAGTATGATGGTGCTGGACCTAACCATTTTTTAACAGTTGTCATATTCCTTTACCTCCGTATCTTTACCATACATGTAATAACATGTGTGCTCTTTCCAATGCTCATCATTTTCCTGTAACCATTTCTCAGGGTCTTCTGTTTCTACATTTCTATATACCCTGATTTCATTAAAACAATAATCCATTACTGTAATTGTGTTAAAGTCTGCTTTCATTTTAATACCTCTGTCATCCTTGTAATATAATCCAGTGACTTAGACTGAATAACCAACCGTGTTCCGTAGAATAAACAGAACGTACCTGATACATAAACAACATTAACCATTTTATTACCTCCATAAAGTAACCTGATATAAATTACCAGGTTACTTTAATCAGTCATATAAACCAGTTATATAAACATAGTTACATTAATAATTATTTATTCCTTAAAAGTCTCAAGGAACTTGTCAATTGCTTCCAGGATGACTGGGCTTACTTCAGCACAAGCTCTAAGGTCACTTTCTGCACCCCAAGACCAAGCACCAGGCACAAGATATACATTACAGTTCTCATAACCAAACATCCAGCAAACATATCTGTCTGTGAAAACACCATTCGGGAACCACTCTTTAAAGCTTTCATTTGTTAGGCCAAGTATCTGCTCTTTATTAGTAATGTTGTTGCAAGATGAAAGTTTAAAAGCATAACTTCTATACCTGAAACAGAAATCTTGGTCAAGAACAGGATGTTCTTTTTCTGCTGGTATGTCTTCTTCACTGCTATACATTGAAGAACATGTCAGTCCAGCAATTGTAGGGTAGTCTTTGCTATTCATACATGCATTAACAATAGCATGGAACCTGTTAGAAGCGTCGATTATAATCTGATTATAGTTTAATTTAGCAGCCAATTGTGTAATCCTCCTCATAGCTAAATAAAGTTTTGTTATTTATGTGCTTACATACCTGACGGATTGTAGCACCCACTGAATTCATAGTGCAGTTCATGTGTGTCACAAGTTCATGATTCTGGTCCTCAATAACCAGTTCTTCTTTTTCAAGGTTCTGTGTAATCTTTACATTTAGTAAATCTTCAGATACACAGATAACATGTTCAAGTGCATGAATTGTTCTAGGTTTAAGAGCATCCATTTTATTACCTCCTATGATTTAGCAGTGATAATTCTTGCTATCTTAGATGAAACATTGCATCCTGCAATAACTTCGTCAGCACCAATGCAACTAAGTATAACACATATATGGCCTAATAAAATCATTTCGTCATTAGACAAATCAACATTTAGCATAGTTTCAGAGTCAATTGACTCTAGCTTACTATTTAATGATTTTATTGTATCCAAGGACGACTTATTATACACATTAATAATAGATTCAATGAATCCGGCAATAGATCGTAGCTGCTCATTGCTATCAAATTTTAGTGTTAAGCTATCCATATACTTACTCCAACGTATCAAGATTTCTTCTTACTTCGTCAAGAACTTCGTCAAGAGCATCATGCCACTCATGACCTGTAGCAGTTAATATCTGTTCCATAAATTTTATTTCTTTAGCAATCAACCAAGCTTTATTATGCAACCACTCAGGAATAATACTGTCTAGAGCAATCTTTGCTTCACAATATTCATAAGTATCTACACAGTTCTGTGCAATAACTTTCTTGTAATGTTCTACCTTGTCTACAGAAACCATAATTCTGTGTGATGCACAAGCTCTTTTGTTTTTTAAGCTATCCATTTCCAGCCTCCTTTACCTGTTAACTTTTCTAATGTCTCAAGACATCTTAATGTGTTTTCTACATTATATCGTTTAGTGATATGCTCTTCTTTACCATCGATACAAATGTAACCAAGATACCTAGCATGTTCTACAATAGCATAGGTATTACCATTTCTAAAGATTTTACTCATCTTTATATCCTTAACCAGGTTTATCTGCTGTCTGACTAGTATGACATACCTATTAGACAGTCAGAGGTACCTGACTATTAAATATTTAATCAGTGACCTAATAATCATTAATTATTAGGCCATAAATTAATTATTTAATACCACGTTTTCTTAGCAACACCATGCCACAGTATATGAATTGAATATAATATTCCTTAAGGTACTGACCTATAGTATCAGGGTTATATTTAATATACATCTCAGCCATATTACTACCTCACTACTAGTTATCACTATTTTTCTCGTTCAGAGACCCGACAAGTCATGGATAACTCCACAAGATTATCGGGTCAAGAACATTCCTACAGGCCGAGTGTTTTCTTTGCAACTTCCTCTGAGATACCTGCATCAATCATTGCTTTAAGGGCCTTGTCAAGTTTGGCCTTTTGTTCCTTTTCTGCTTCCTGAACGATACCTTTAAAGAATTCCTTAGCTTCCTTAGACAATCCTTTAAGACCCAAAGCTTCTTTGGCAATTGCCAATGGAACTGTAGTTGCCTGTTTTGTGGTACCAGAACCTGAACCAGAGCCTCCAGCCTGATGGATAGATTCCCCCTCGTTACGAAGGTCTGCTGCTCCAAGGTAAATATTAGTATCATCATCTGACTTCACGATAGGCACACCCTTACTAGTGAATCCAGAACGAGGTGCTTTCTTCAAGAGCTCTACTAATTCCTTAGGTGCCCCTGGAGCTATCCAACCAGAGTTGTTTGCTTCTACTTCCCAAGCTTTGCCACCAAAATTGAACTTTACTGTTTTCATAATATACCTCCCATTTCCTGTCTTAAGTGCCAGGCATATCTCACACAGAGACTTTGGGCCTAGTTCACTGGGTCAAGAAACGGGCATAATCCGGACATACAGCAGGGTATAATTTACTTATATATCCTATTATATTACACTAATAAAACCAGGACTTGTAATACATTTCCAGGCACAGGAATTTTTTTATCTGTAAACCTAGAAAAACCTCACTGGACAAAAGTCAGGCAGCTTGCTACCAGCTTTCAATAGCAATGGTTTTATCTTGCTCAGTGGTTCTCGAGCCGAGCTCAGAAGTGGTCAAGAACGTTCCACAAGTAACAAGGCTCACGACCAAAAGACACTCTCGAACGTTCCACTTTTGTCCAGTTTCTTATGAATGTACAAAATCTCTTTTATGACGTTTTTTGAGATTTTGTCGTGAAAAAATTTGGTACATTCATAAGTAAAAAAATCAAGAAACTGACAAGTGTTCTTTGATCAAAACACACTACAAGCCTCTCAACAGATAAAATTACCAACAATAACAGCTAAAATTGGAACTTTTACCTAGTAGTTTGTTCAAATTTTTTCGTATGAATGTACCAAAAAGCTTTTTAAATGTGTGTTTTTACAACTTTAAAAGGAAAAAAATTTTTATTTTAAAATGTAAAAAATGACTCACATGAAATTTTTTTGTACATTCATAAATTTGACCATGAAGCAAGTTTCAAGTCCCATTTTGGTTGTTGGTGTTGCGAACCTGCTATTGTTACTGTGCCCGAGTCTCGCTTTGTACCTGTTATTACTAATAGTAGCATTGTTTTTTGTTCAATTTGAACTGTTTTTGTATAGTTCCTTCTATATAATGTCCAGATTTTAATTGAATTTTAATTGATCAGACTTTTGTGGCATTTATCTGGTCAATAAACTAGTATAAGATGACATAGTACATTGATCAATAAAAGGAGACAGAAATATGATCAAAATTAATTGTGAATCAGACTCAACATTAAAGTTGACAGATATGGTGCCATTTCAAGGTAATCTTAAGAAACGAACACCACAGGATATTAAAGAATTGACAGAGTCTTTAATTAATGAAGGATTGATGATGCCTTTTGCAATATGGAAGCATGATGACAAGAACTACCTTCTTGATGGACATGGCCGCAAGGAAGCATTGATTAAATTAGCAGTTGACGAGCCATCTATGTTGACTGAAGAATGGCCAGTTATCTATGTGAACGCTGAAACAGAAGACGGAGCACGTAAAGCATTATTGCAGATTACTTCAGCTTATGGTAAGATTACAAAGACTGGTGTAAAGCAGTTCTGTGTGTCAATACCTGATTACAAGGCCCCAAGTATCGCTAAGTTTGTGTCAAAACCTGTGAAAGCAAAAGAGGCTAAGCCACAAGCAGCTGAACTAGATCCTAAGAAACCTGTGGTACTTAAGATTCGTGTGCCAGCTGAACGTGTTGAAGAGTTCAAGAAAATAATGAACGAATTTCATTATGAGGTTTTGTAGATTTATATTAATTACATTATTAATATAAGTAATGTGTGGTGTGGTGTTGCGTTAGGTAAAGCCATAATAGAAAGTGAAGAAGATTATTGGAAGTATGTATGAGTGATACAACAGAGCTTGCAGTACAAGAGCAGCATAAAGATAAAGATGCAGTGTTAAATGTGTCATTTACAGAATTATCACGTCAGATGTTCCAGGAAGACGTTAAACTACCCTGGTATAAGTCTGATATGCGTGATCAGGTAGATGAGGGACTTGATTCTATATATGAAATAGCGGCAGCACATCATGTACCTGTGTTTGAATTTGTACAGAAAGACCCTGAATATGCACTGATGTGTGTAGAGATGTCTTATGCAAAATGGACTAATGTATTGACACAAGCTGCATTAACTGGTATGATCACTACAGACGAAGGTAATATATCTGTTGGTAAAAACCAGGTAAAAGCTCTTGAATTACGTATTAAACAGGCAAAGTATGAACTTGATTATATTACAGATCTTGCAATGTCTTGTTGTACTGAAGGCAAGAAACGTGATCACTTGTTACGTACATTATACATGAATGCAGTAATGCATAGAGATACACGCGCGCTTATTTATCTTATTGACCGTGTAGATGGTCGTCCAGCAGAGTCACGTGTTGCAGAATTATCTTATGACAACGCATACAATATTTACATGATCCTGCATACACTGTTCGATAAACAGTTGAACGTATTAAATGCAGGTAATGGTACAATACTTGTGTGTTGTTCCCGTCGTGCAGGTAAGTGTTGGAGTCCAGATACTTTGTTACGTAAATACGATGGTACATTAGTAATGGCTAAGGATGTTGTTGTAGGTGATGTAATGATGGGTGCACATAATGAGCCTCAGAAAGTTTTAAGCACAACAACAGGCAGAGACCAAATGTACCGTATTAGAAGTAATCAAGGAGGATGTAGGATTGATTTTACATGTAACTCAGTTCATGTGCTGACAGTACGATTTGCAGCTGATTTGTCAAATACGCGTTCAGCATACAAAGATATATATAAAAAAGGTGAAATATATGATATTCCGTTGAATGAGTTCTTGCAGCTGCCATCTTATATTAGAAGTCGTTTTAACTTGATGCGTCAACGTACTGACTACCCAGAAAAACAGCATATCATTGATCCATATATTTTGGGCCTCTGGTTAGGTGATGGTGATAAGGTGCATCCTAGAATTGCAGTAGGAGTAAATGAACCTGAAATAATGTCAGCCATAACTGATTACTGTGATAAGAATGGTTTTGAAGTTAATGTAAGATACCAGAATCATTCAGCAGGTGAATGTTGTGAAGTAGTTATTAAATCTGGTAAAATATTGCCTGAAGAAATGCGCCGTCTTAATATAGAAGGCAATAAGCACATACCTCAAGAGTACTTGATAGACTCTGTTGAAAACAGATTACAGTTACTTGCGGGCCTTATAGACTCAGATGGCTGTTTGGATAAACGAGGTAACTTAGGTTTCTATAATACAGATAGAGTACTCGTGGATACAGTTGTAGAACTCTGTGATTCTCTTGGTTTTAGAACAACAGTAAATAAGCAGGTAAAAAAATACCGGTCTGAAGCTCATTCTACGCTGCAAACTACAGAGGTATTCAGTGTGTTTATTAAAGGTAAACGTTCTGAAATACCTTGTAGATGTCCTAGAAAACAGGCTAAAGATTCTACACAGTCTCTAGATTATGGCTTCTATGTTATACCTGTTGGAGAAGGAGATTATGCTGGTTTCACTCTTGATGGTGACGGTAGATTGCTATTGTCTGATTATACTGTAACACATAATACTCATATGTTAGTTGCGTGTCTTCTTATTGAATGTATGCGACGACCAAATACAAAATGTATTTATATTGGTGAAACTATGGAATTATCTGAAGGACTTATAGACTCAGCAGCAAATGAAATTATTGATAAGTGTCACCTTCAGGACAAGAAAGGAAAACGATTCAATTGGAGGCGAATGGACAATGGTTCAGAAATACTTGTCCGTGGTTTGTCTAACACAAAAGACCCTGACCAGATTCGTGGTAACAAAGCAAAAGTTATTGTTATTGACGAGTTTTTCCATTTGAAGTCTGACCTTTTGGAATATCTTCAGCGTGAAGTACTTCAGCCTATGCAGATGGACTACGCTGATGATTACAAATTCCTTTGTGCAGGCACACCTCCACAGGTTAAAAATACTTATGGTGAAATGGCTTGGAAGACTTGGGAAGTTCCACATTTCACATGGACATGGCGTGACAATCCACATCCAGTTGATGTAGCAGCACGTGAGGCTTATGTTGAGCAGGTACTTGAAGAAAAAGGTTTGACATGGGATTCACCGTTCGCGAGACGAGAATATCTTGGTGAATGGGCATATGATGATGACCTTATTCTTTATCCTAATTTCAAAGTATATGACCCTCAGGAAGGAATTCCTGCATGGAAGATTTCACGTATATTCTTTGGTCTTGATTATGGGTGTTCAGACAATGATGCAATATTCGGTGTTGCATGGTCTGATGACGAAGGTAAAGGTTATCAGTTCTTCGAGTGTAAATTTAATCGTCTGGATATTGGTGACTACAAGATTTCACAGCTAGAATATTTAAAAATGCAAGTTAAAAAAGCATGGTTGCAGGCACTTGAATTCTTTGGTCCGTTCCATTCTGTAGAAGAAGCTAAGCAGGCAAACAAGCGAATATTGTGGGATGCAGATGATAATGACCAGCATGTAACCCAGGAATTAGGCTTGAATGTAAACTTTAAGGACGATGATTATGAGTTCCTGGCACCTTTAACAATGCAGATTGCAAATGCTCACAAGACTGATAAAAAGATTATGTGGGACAAGATTGATGAACTTATGCGTACAGGACGTCTTCTGTTCTTAAAAGGTTCTAAGATTGTTAAGGAATGTGAATCTACAATATTGTTACGTGGTCCTAACGGTGAAATATATAGTGAAATTGATGAGAAAGTATTCCATCCTGATTTATTACCATGTATGCGCTATGCAATGTGGAATGCTGTAGGTATATAAATTAAGTTACATTTACAAAGAAAAGGTCCTGGTGTAAAATTATCTATATACTGGAGGAAAAGTGGTATGGCTAAAATAAGCAGCGGTGTATTAGACGCAGTTAATACTAATAAATTTGACTCAGGAGCAAAGAAAGAGACACTTGTAAACCCTGATACAGTACCATCAGGAGCAACAGCAAAGCCAGCTGACACATTAGAACCAGGTACAAAAGATGATCTAAATGCAGTACGTGGTCGTAGAGCCAATGAACCTGCTCCTAAACCAAGTTTACCTCAAGGTAGAACTGGTTTATTTGATGATCAGAAAAATGCTGAACAGATATTAGCAGATAAACGTAAAGAGCGTGATGAGTTTATTGAGACAGCACGTCAGGACAAAAAAACTGCTAAACGTAATATGCGTGAACAAAGCATTATGCCTGATGATTTTGACTTTGAAGATGAGTTTGATAGCACAGACCCGTTTATTGCTTCTTTGTTCAAGAAAGGTAAAATTAACAAGTTACTTAAAGACCAGATTAAAGAGCAGTATCCAGACCAGATTGCTGATATTACTGAAAGAGTTAAGAATGACCCAGATAATGCAGGTTTGTCTGGTAAAGAAGTACGTAAGCTTATAAATGCAGAAGTAAAGAAGTTTGTTGAACCTTTGTGGAAGGAAGCTGGCGGTGATACACAGGTAAGTAGAATTAGACTATCCACACCTATTGCAGTTACTATTAAAAAGATGATAGATGGCTCTGCGCATGAATCTGTTAAACAGGTAATGAATGACAAGCGTGCAGCTCTTGAAAAGAAACAGAATAGGTCTCTTAAAGACCAGATATTTCTTGATGCCTTTAACATGATTGAAAAAGGCATAGTCGCAGAAGCGAAAACAGCTAAGTTAAGAGGTGAAGTAAAAGATGCACGCAATAATTTGACTGATATTAATGCTGAAGTAAAGCAGCATGAAAGCGCTGTTGATAAAGCACGTGGTGAGTTTAATAAAGGTGGAAGAAAGTCAAAAACAGAGTATAAAGATGGTTGGGCATTTACTCATACATCTGGTGATGGTAGAGCAACACAATATGCTTCACGTATGGAAGATAGAGATGGTAAAAAGATGTATGTTACTTACTCTGTAACAGCTGGCTCACCTGATACAGACCGTGACCCAGTACGTATTGTTGATTATCAGGAATATAAAGGTGCTAGAGATCCTAATATAATGGATGTTGAAAACTTTGCAGAAGGACGTCTTGATCAGGTTGAAGGTGGATTTAAAGGTAAAAATGAAGCAATCAAAAATGCAAAGAGTAAACAAGATTTTGAAAGTCTAGATGGTCAGGATTACTTTAAGTACAGTGAAGCACATAGAATAATGGCTCCAAAAATCATGAAGCTTATTAGTGATCTTGGAGGTAAGATTGACCGTAGTACAGGTAAAATATATACAACATCAGTTGCTGATTTCCCTGAAGGCGCAGATGAATTATACCTTGATTATGGTACTGCTAAAAAACTGGCCGGTAAATCTGACGAAGATATGGCAAGACTTACAGGTATGTCGCTGAAAGAAATTAAAGCCCGTCAGACTGAAGGTATGGAACGTGATTATGAACTTGGTGATGCTCGTGTTATTAAAGATGCACAAGGCCGTATTATATATCGGTTACCGGAAGAGAATAAAACAGCACTTAGTGGTGTAGCTGGTAAATCATTCTACATTAACTGGAATGAACCTCACAATAGACAAGTTGTTAAAAAGTATACTGAGATGGGTATGACTAAACAGGATATTCCACTAAGTGAATTAAAGACTGTAAATACATCAAGGTCAACTGAAGGTAACATTGACTGGACAGATACAAAGAAAACAAAAGCAGCTGAAAAAGCACAGACAGACCAATATACTGGTGCATATAAACCAAGTGCTAGTGTGCTTGATGCACTGATTGGATTTGGAAGGAAATAATAATGAAAAACAAAGAACCAGGTTTGCTTAGACAGATAATCACAATACACTATGAACAGGCTAAAAGACGTAAGGCTCTCAGAACATTGGCTAAAACTGAGTGGACCTGGGAGTTTCTTGAATCAGTAGTCACACATGCTGCTGATATACAGAAGAAAGATATTGAGATTACTATTGAGTGTAAAAATGGTAATAAGATAAGTATATCATCAGTAAAAAGTAGAAATACTAGTCTAAAAGAAGACTATGATATTTTTAATCATCTTGATGACCAGGCAGCAGTAGATAGATTTATCAGGGAGCATGCTAAGAAATGAATGTAAGTAGCTTAAACTATGTATACGATGAGATTGAGGGCATAAACCGTCCAACACTATATCCAGGTGAAAAAACAAAAGACTGGGAGATACCAGAAGCAATTGCTACTGATTTCCATCGTCTAAGTGCTATTATCTCAAATAAGTATTCCAAAGAGTACTTGAAGATTTGTGCATTTTACAATAAGATGTTCCCTAGTCTCAAGAGCTCTGACTGGGCACAAAGCTCATATCTTGCAGCACCATTTACTTGGCAGGACCAGGAACGTTCTGACTACGGTACTGGTATATCTGCTAATTTCCTTAAACAGATTACTGATCAGCTTACATCAAGACTGGGTACAATTCAGTTTGTGCCTTATCTTATGTCTGAGGACCAGAACTTTGAATATATTATCTATAAAGATGAAGTTGAACGCATTTTGCGTATGTATATAAAGAAGGATAAGTTTAATAAGACCTGTATTGGTGTGTTTCATGACGCGGCAGTACTTGGATATTCTTATGTATTTATTGATCCTTTTACTGGTAAACTATGTAAAGCCAGTGACTATGAAATTGGTATCTTTGAAAGTCAGTTGAATAAAGATAAAATTGTACAGATGCTTTATAGAGATTATGCATTCCCATCAGCACAAGCACTTGTATATGTAGCAGAATTAGTTAAGGATGATGAACAGAAGAAAGAGCTTATTGATTCACTTAATCATAAAGTAAATGTAGATTTGTGTATGTATTTTAACTGTCTTACACATACATGTCATGTATCAATTGATGGTAAAGTATTACCTGAATATCCTTATCCATTTGATGAAGTACTTGTAGCTATAATGCGTTGGGATGTTGGTTTTGCAACTGTAATGAGTACATCATTGTTTGATGCACTTTACCCTATGCAGCGTGAAATTAACAAGATGAATGCGAAACAGCAACAGCTTATACGTAACTACAAAGGCTCAACACCTGTATTTAACAGTGATGTTGAACTTGCTATGAAATCAATTACAAATGGTGCAGGTGAATGTTTATATGTAGATAGTCAGAGACCTCTTGATTCTCTTATGACTGTTATTAATCCTACGCCACTTGATCCTGAATTGGCAGGTACAATTACTGAATATAAAACTCAGATGTATGAAATTGCAGGTATCCAGAATGCAAGCTTTGATATGGAGAATATGCGTAGTGCTGCAGCAGTAGTTGCATTGGACCAGACACGTGATTCAGTATTCCAGGCACAGTTATCTGGTCTTAGTGAGTTTATTGCTGATGCAATTTCACTTTATATTAAGTACAACGCTGGGTATAAAAAGAATGATGAGAACATGGACTGGGATGAGGTAAAAAAACTTATAGACACAGCATACATATCTCTTAAACCAGTTCATTTAAATGATCCTTTAAGTGACGAAGATAAGTCACGTCAGGAACCAATTGACTATATGCAGCTTGCTACTGCTCGTTGTGTACTTGAAGTAGTAAAAGGTAAGATAACTTTTGCAGAATTACCTTACTATATTGATTGGCAACAGGTGACTTTAATGTTAGCTGCTACACTTGTGAAGTTTGAGGCACTTGGAATTCCAGTGCCTGACTCTGTTCATTTGTTCTTAATGGCAGCTTTTGTTGAATCTATTAAAATTGGTGAGGTACAGATATAATGGAAGGCGGAAATAAAACACCTATAGATCTTGAAGCAGGACTAAACATATCTACATCAGATATGCTTACACCACTAACACGCCAGTCGTTTCAGCATAACTGGCAAAAGTACCAAGGTAAGTTCTTACCAAACAGTTTAAGGTTTGAAAAGAATGGTTGGGCTGCAGGCTGGAATGTGTATAACTTTGAATATAATACATATCGTTCAGAGCAGAATGGTTATTATGTTGGCATTGGTCAGTATAACAACTATGTGAAAGCATTAAATATTTATGATAGCAAAAGTAGTTATAATGCTATTCATACAACTTATGTAGTAACAGATTCTGTTGTAGCAGTAGGTGACTTAACTGTAAATGGAAATGTAATATCTGGTAAAATTAAAGATAAAGACTTCCAACTAACATGGAACCCAGCTACACATACTTTATCTTGTGTGGACCCTACAATTGAGATAACACAGACTGTTAATAACGATTACTCTGTAGCATTTACTATTACAGATTTATCTAGTTCATTTTCTTATGATTTTGATATTTTGTTATCTGGGCAGTTAACAGGTGATGCTATTGCAGGTATTAGTTATGATGGGTTTGATGGTACTGTACATAACTGGGGTCAATATAGTTATAATACACAAACAGGTATGTTAACAACTCCAGGAGGAGAACTTATTACTCCAATAGTATCAGGAAATAAAATAACATTTGACTATACTCAGAGTATTATTGATGAAACTATAAATGTTACATACACATTATCTAAATTTTATCCACGATTTTCAAATATTACATATCAGGACCAGACAAATAAGGATAAATTACTTATTGCACCAGGATCTGAACAATTTGCTTTTAATAGATATACAGCAGGTGTTATGCCAAACAAATTAAATGCAAAAGATAAACACGGCGTAATCATTGACTGGCAATTACCATTATGGTTGACTGTTAGTCTTGGCGTAAATAGAACACAACCTGAGGCTAAGAAATGTGATAACACAAGTAATTATGAAATTGCCACAATGCAAGGTACTGGTCTTAATATGGGTGGTACTTATAGCAATATCTGGGATGGTGATGGAACATTTTCTATTGATGGTAATTACGGATCACATCTTACAAAATATTTAAAAAATATTACTCATCGTTTTAATCAGATATTTCTTAATAATACAATAGCACTAAGTTCCAGTTGGGATTACAGAAAGCATTTGCTTAATACACAGGTATGGTTTGCTGATTCAAGAAGATATGCTAATATAAGAAACAAGCGTTCTGCGGATATGACTAAATTACTTGGTGATGTGTATACATGGGGAACGTTTAGCTTAGACCCACGTACAAAATTTAGCTATAACAATCCTTATGATATATCAGATAAAAATAGCTGTGTATATTTAAAAGAAGACATATCACAGATTATATCTTTTAAGTTAGCTGGTGAGGCTGATAATAATAACGAAGGTGATGACCAAGATTTTATTGATAATAATTTAACTATAGACAATTCGCTTATTGCTACATTCTCTGGTACAGTTGATGACTATCAATCTACTCAAGATTCTAAAGAATATACTGATTTGTACACTGATGGTACGTATACTGGAACAACGTATGAAACTGTAGAAGTGAGTGAAGATCCTTTCTGGCCATTTGAAAAAGTTCCTAAGTTTAATTTTATTAAAACACCAGAGTCTTATGATGCTATAGTACCAACAGGGTCAGAAGATCCGTCAGCAGAAGGTTGGTATGAATTTGACGGCAGTAATTATGTGCTTTCTACAGATACAAGTATACCAGAAGATAAAACATATTATAAGCGCACACCTGCTGAGGTAGTAAATGGTATTTATTGGACAGATGGTACAAATATCATTGATGATTTAGATACCTTTAAAGCTAAAGTTCTCGGTGCATATGATAGCACAGTAGATGTGATGAATACTGTAATTAAAGACAATCCTGCATATAACAGACAGCGTATAGTATCACAGTATGCTGCAGGATATGACTTTGACTATCTTAAAAAATCAAGTTATGATACACAGCAAGGCTATACTAATGATGTAAATGCTTGGAATGAGATATGGAAAAAGTACTATCCTAATACTCCAAGTCCTCAAGATACGTTTGATGAAGAAGCTACAAGCAATGATGATACATATTTTGACTTTACTGACATTATTATTAATAAAAATGTAGACCCACAAATAAGATATGTTACGCCAGGTGTTTATTTATTTGGTAAATATGCTGTACCATATAACTGTAAGTCAGGTTTAATTGTATTTAATGACAACAGTGAATATAAATTATCAGCTAATATATGGCATCATGTTACACAGGTAAATAATAAGTATGTAGTTAATAATGTGCATGAAGCCGGTGTTATTAAGTTTAATGGTGACAGTATAAATATACCTTTTTATTTCGGTTCTGCTACAAGTGATAATTTAGTATCAGGTACTTATTCAGCATCATTTAGACAAGTATCAGAAAAAGTATCTCTTGAATCTGCTAAGCTTACTATTGGAGTAAACTATAACTGTAAAAAGGTAGAGCATAGAGACTATACTACATGGGAATGGTCAAAAGTTCCTGCTCGAGATAGCAACTGGCTAGGTAATTTACGTGCATATTATTCAGCAGGCAAAGTAACAATCGAAGATGCCTCATTAAACACAGGTGTTGAACAGGTTCAGCAGTATTATTTTACAGGTGATATTAACTCAGGTATAAAATTTGCATGGCCTGTTTGGGGTCACTCACAGACTAGATTAGTGTACCCTGAAATGAAGGACTTTACACATATAAATGACACAGATGCTTTTGTTTTAATGCCTATTCCAACAGCTGAGTTGATTAGTAATGATAAAGGTATTATTTATTTTGACCGTAATGATACTGATAAGTCAATTTTACTGTTTAAAGTAGTTGAGAACTCTAGGCAGCCAGACAATAGTAATGGTACAGGTAGCTTTATGCTAAAGCTAGAACCAGTAAATAATGGCTTTATGTACTATGCTAAAAAGATATATAATGAAAATAAAGAAGAGGTTGTAGCAGATTATTATATACCTGGGGTTGCATGGGGAAGTCCAGACAATAGCTCAGGTAACTTAATAATGACTGGTCAGTCTCCAATTCTTGAACTTGATTGGACACCTATAGTTCGTAGATTTCCTATAAGTGCAAATGAAGTGTTTTCAAATAAAAATACAAACTATTTACAGCATAAATTCTATACAGATGACAAATCACTTATAAGTAACGTAAACTGTACACTTAAGGAAATTGATTTTAATAATCTTACGCGTGATATTGTACTTAATTTTCCTAATGGAAATTATGTATTGCATTATGACAGTGCTAATGAGATTACAACCGGTGATGTAAATCAGTTAATATTACACAACGACGTTGAAGACGTGTCTATAGTAACATGTGCAGGTACAGCTGAAAATGTGATAATACCTACATTGATAGAATTAAATTACAAGAATAATAGTGCAAAGTTTGTTCAAATTTCTAACTACACATTGTTATCTTCAGATGGTAATAAATGTGTGATAACTGATGGCACTAGTCAAATAGTATATTTAATAAATCAGCAGAGTGTTACTTCACCTAAGACTGGCGTAGATGTGTCTGTTGTTACTATAAATGATGGACAGCATGTAAAAGTTGAAAGTAAAGTGTCTACACAGTATATGGCATATTTAAAAGCAGTATATAACGGCACATTTAATGGTTCAATAGTTTCATTTGAATGGCAAGGTATGACGTTTACTTGGGACTTTAGTTTGAGTATTGATACAGGTATTTCAGTATTGTCTACTGACATACGTAAACCTGATAAAACTAAAGTAATAGGAAAACTAAAACCAGAAGGACAATATCAGCTGCTAAAACAACAGTGGAATACAACTGTTGAAGTTGAAAACTACTGGTGGATAGATGCTACACATGTTCTTGAGCTTAATAAGTATGCTTTTGTTCTTAAACGTAATACTAAAGAGCTAGATGATTGGAATGGTGAACGCTTTGAGAAAGTATTTGAAGTAAGTCGTGATAATATACTACCAACTAATATAACTAGGTATTTTACTACTAATGTTTATAAGTCTAATCGGCCAGCACTTTTTGTTACAGCACAAGAAGACTTAGGTTCTATTTTACTTACATTTTATAACCCTCGTAAAGTTTTTGAAGTTGTAGGCACACAACGAATAAGAATACGTCAACGAGAAATAGGTCAGAAGTTAAATGATGTAACTACTAATGGTAACACTGCATTATTTAATACATATAATCCTATTACTGCAGGCCAAATGCTTTCTAAGGCAGACTGGTCACATACAATTGTAGGCGATTGGATGATAATTGGTTGTCACTTAGGAAACAATTTTGACCAGTGGGCTTTTGTAATTAACCTTAATAACTTCACACTTACAAAATGTATACAAGGTTATGGCTATGTTGGTTTACATGGTGATTTAACTGGTGGCCAGATACCTAATGATTATTTTGATACTGATAGGGGATTTAATGGCACTGTTCAACCTTTAAGTGTTCTTATGAGTGATGATCAAGATGTAAATAATCTAGATGCTGCTTATGAAGTAGGCTCAGTTGACAAAATAAATAATATTGATGCAAAAGTTGTAGGTACAAGTGAACAACAGTGGTATATAAAAAATAGACTATATGGTATTGTTTCACATTTAACTTTTAGTGGTGGAAATTTTACAAAACAATTAATACCTGTAACTAATAACTTTGCAGCAATTTATAACAGTCCTTCATTTGCAAGTTCTGTATTTGCAGACTTATTTGTGCAGATATCACCTTTTGCGTCTATGTTTATTTTTGATGCTTTTGCAAACTTTGTTTGGCAGTCATTTATGGGTTTAATAGGTTATCCACTCATTTACTCAGTTGCACCACGCTATGCACAGCTCATTTACTTGCAGCAAACATTTGGTCAGTATGCTTATGTACATTACAATAGTTCTAAAAGCTTGCCTGAAAAAGAAATAACAAATAGTAAAACAGACAGTGGTATTTCTGAAGTAAATAACAAACAGACTGACCCCGTATTATCTAGTGCGTTTACATTTGATAAGCAAAAGTTTACACAGTGTGCCAGTACTTCATTGAATTATTATAGTACTATTTTAGCTGTATTAGTTTCAGCATTTGCAGATAGTCTACAATTCCTTGATAAAAAAGTATCAATGAATGAAGAAGTAAACACAAGTGCTATTAAAGATTCTGGGCGTAAATTTGTAGATAATGCTGTTGCAAATACTGGCGATATGCTTGCATCAGCTATAATGACACAGTCTAAAAATGACTCAGGTATTACATCGGTTGTAACAGGCATTAAGTCTTTAGATATGTTTTATAGTACATCAGACCAGCAGCGTGTATTTGCAGGACCTGGCTTTGTAGAACATCAGATGGTAGCTAACTGTGTAGCACAGTCAGTTACCGATACACAAGTAGAAGGTAAAGTACAGCAATTTTATTTTTGTATACGCTCTTTAACTACACTACAAATCAAAACAATAATTGCTGTTGAAAGAGCTACAGCAGAGTGGTTAAGTAGACAAGCTGAGTGTGTTGGACAACAGATGGTTTGTGGTAACTCTCTTGGTGCTGTAGGTGCAGCTATGAAAGCCGCTGCAATGGTAATAGAACTTGCTGTAAAAGCAAAAGAGATTGCTCTTGTTGAGCTAGAAAAAATACTTGACGCAATTTGTGCAAAAGGTGTTACAGTAAATATAGATGGTCAAGTATCACGTCATGCATTATCTGTTGAAGGTAAGCATAAATATGGTGAGAAAAATGAAACATTCATGTGGCCATGCTTTGGAGCCAAGTCAGGCCAAGTTAAGTATACTGATGAATGGGTAGAGTGTGGTACCAGAAATACTCCTTGGGCATTAACACTTAACTCTGCTAAATACTATACAAACGGTGTTATGAATATGTGTAATAGTATTATGACATGGTATAAACCAGCTTATTCACAAAATAAAATGGGAATACAGAGTGAAGCTGTTGCATACTGTGGGGATGCACTCGCTTGGAATGCTGCACATGGTATGTCTGATTTTGATAAACCTGGTGATACTTATCGTGCATATTATATGAAGGGTAATGTTCCATTTTATCAAGCTAGTGCATTTGGTAAAGCTGAAGAAAGAAACTTACCAGATGATATGGCATGTGTAGAAGGAGTATGCCGCTTCTTGCCTAATGAACCATTTAAGAATGAAAATATTGCAGTGTCAGACCCAGCGTTCACAACGTCACTGATTCATGACTTTATAATAGATAAGTCTTGGGATCTTGCGCAGTGTGCAACACAAGGGCTTGCTCAGTGGGTAACAGTAAAAGATACAAAAATTACTAACTGTCCTCCATCAAATATCATAGTTAGTAATACATTCTGTGGTGTTGCATGTCCTTATAGCGCAATTGAAGTCAAACGTGGTATTGAAAAAGCGTATATGAGGCCTTGGGCAATAACACCAAACACGTTAGCATTAAACTGTACAGGATATAACACTATTTTCCAAGATAAATTGTATCATGCATTTGATGGTATTTCATTTAGAATGGTAAATCTAGTTGGTTCGCCTGGTATGAATAAAAATAGGCAGTCATTCTTGTATTCGTTCCAGATAAATGACAGATTTAAGCGTAGTAACATCTGTCCTGCTAATGAACTGCAAGGTAACTTTGAATCTGAACCTACTCAGGCAGTAGATTCAATTGATAAATTATACACAGTAATGACAATTGCTTCTAAAGAAAAAGGCCTTGAAGCAGGAACAATTGGTGAAGATAAAGATGCTGTAAGATGGGCCGTGCCTGTATTTACAGAACCTGTAAGTACATTACCTGCTTGTGTCAAGACCATGACAGCTGCTACTCTTGCAGTAGTTGAAGGCGTAACATCACTTGTAACTGCTCAGGTAACAGATACCAATGCTGCTTATAAAGCTCCTTTGAGTGTAGACTTTACGATAGGTAAGAATGTCTATCGAGCAACAGAAGAGTATATCTGTTCTGTGCAGCCAGCTGAAGCAGGTAATGTTATTACTGAGCTTATACCAAGCCTTGGTCTTAAGTTTATTGGTAGCACTCCAACTGAAGCATTCTTCTATTCTAAAGCTACACGGTGTTATTATACATTCTCTGGCTCTAGTCTTACAAAAGTAGACATGATGGAACGCTTTAGAAATATACAAAAAGGTTATTGGGACTTTGTAAACCAGGAAGTTGTAATGCCTTGTCTAATGACTTTCAAACGATTAAATGAAGAAGTAGAAGACAAAGACGCTGAAGCTGATAACATTATTATACCAGTACTTTCAAAAGGAGAAGTGTCTGGTGAGTTGCCACCACCTATAACAACAATATTCAATGACCGTTCATGGTATAAGTGTGTGTCATTACCTTGTGGCTTCGCTTATCAGGGGCCTAACCGTGTTATAATTAATCGTGCTGTGTTCTGTGAATACATGGAACGTTCAGTAAAAGATAACTATAACAAATGGAAAAAGATGAGTAGAGATAAATATGTTACACACCGTGAATACTCTGAGGTATACGATAACATTATGCAAGATGTACATGGTATTGATGGTTGGACATATAATCCATTTGTTCTTGTAACAAGTGCTCTTGGTCAGTCTGAGGATACTGATTGTATGTTTGAGTGGAATATTACATTCTGCTGGCCTATTGAAATGGACTTGTTATATGGTGTAGATAACTATGCTTGTGTGAACATTTGTGCTGAAACAATGACACCTGGTGGAAAGCGTAAATCAGAAGTTACACATGTATTCCTTACTAAGGAACTATTTACCAGAAACGGAAGTTATGGTTATTATAGCTTCAGATTTCAGAGTAAGAATGGTATTGGTAACAGAGAACGTTTGCACATCTGGTCAGACCAATACATTGCTATATCAAGTATTGATTGTGAAAGCAAGACTGTTACGCAGAGACGTACTGAGCAGTTGACACAACAGATTGACGTCCAGAAGTTAAAGGAATTATGATACATTTACATGTAACGTAATATAGTATAAAATAGAGGAATAAAGAGGTAAAGTTATGGATATTGAAAGAATGACAGATGAACAGATTAGTGAATACATTAAACTTCGTCAGCAGGAGAATCCTTCAGATTATTCATATCAACAAAAAGGGCCTAGTAGACCAGGTGTCATGGGTACTGCCCTTGTTGAACTTGATAAAGATGGTAATCCTAGAAAATCAAAACAGTATCTTGATTCTATAGCACCTAAGTTAGGGAAATTAAGCGGTACAACTGAAATTGATGCAGAGATTAAAAGACTTACTGCACTAAAAGAACAGAACAATCAGGCACAGGCACAGACAACTGAAAGTAATAAACCTGCAGATGGTATATATAATCCTGCTGACTATATTAGCAAGATCACTAGTAAAATGAATGAAGCTGGCTATACTGATGAACAGGGTAATAAGAAGTCTTATGGTAGAGGTGACAAGTTTTCTAATAACCTTGATGTAACAAAGAATGCCGGAAGACGTACAGGATTTGAACAGGATAAAGATGGTACACCTCTTCCTGAAACAGCTTACGAATGGATTACACAGCAGTTGAATGAAGCTCGTGCAAGCGGTCCTATAAATGAATATACTTTACGTGCTATTGAAAATGGCGCAAAAGTAAGATACAATGTACCAAGTAATTTTGATATTAGTGGTAAAGGCTGGATTGGCAATACTGACGCAGCAATGGCCAGAGCTATGAACAGTATGTCATATAATGGTAAAACTCAGCCAGCACAGACACCTCAACCTGCACAGGCACGGGATACAAAAACTGAAGATAAACCAAAAGGAAAACAGGTTGCAAACTCTAATAAAGGCGTCGCAGGTGCAAGTGTAGGTGATTTCATTGTTCGATCTGATGGTTCAACACACGTAATTACTCAGGCAGATATTGACTGGGCAAAGAAAAAAACAGCACGTCAGACACAACAGGTTGATAGTAATACTGTACGTGGTACAAAAGACCAGATGAAAGCTGACATTGCAAATGGTAATGTAAAGCCAACTTATAATGAGAATAGTATCATTGGTGCAACACAGGAAGAACTTGATGCTATGAAAGCCCAAGGTCTTTCTGACGACCTTTATAATAAAGGCATACAGGCTATTAAAAATGGCAATGGTTTAAATGATGATATGCAGTTTATGCAGAAATATAGCAAAGCCGCTGGGTCACGTAAACCAGAAGATCGTGCATTTTTAACATCTGAAAATGCTAAAAGGTATAATGATATAGTACATAAACAAAATGAGACTAAAAAAGCAAGCAAAAATGCAAAGAAAATAGAAAAGCTTAGACAAGAACTTGAGACACATAAAAAGATTATGGCTGAAAACCCTGATAGGCCTGATATTCAGAAAGCACAGCAGACATGGGTTGATGACATTACAAAAGATATACAGAAACTCGGTGGCTCTGTAGAATAAAAGGTAATTAAATATGGCAGCAGGTGACTCAAATATTGTAGAGATATACAACGCAGGTAACGCACCAAAACAAAGAAGCATGGCTGAAGCCTGGGATAAGATGGACTCTGAATATAGGCTTGCCTTGTCTACAGCTAGGTCAATACGTAATGAAGAATTATCAAAAGCTAGTGACGCTGAAAAGAACGCCAAGAAGCAATATAATGACGCTCTTAGATCAGGTGATCAAGAAGCTATTAATAAAGCAAAAAGTGACCTTGATAATGCAAAAGCCGCTAAAAAACAGGTATATGTAGCTTATGATGAGGCTAAGAATAAAGCTAAAGCCAAGCGTAAGTTAACACATGACTCTTTGCGTTCAGCTGAGAAAGACCATAATAACACTGCAGTTGTAAATTCTGTAGAAAGAGGTAGAGATCTTGCTGACATACAGAAAGAGCAGACAGAAGAACTCTCTAAACAGTTTTCTAGTGGTAATAGTAAGTCTGGAACAGATAACCAGGGAACAGATAACCAGGGAACAGATAACCAGGGAACAGATAACCAGGGAACAGATAACCAGGGAACAGATAACCAGGGAACAGATAACCAGGGAACAGATAACCAGGGATCAAATGACGGTGGTAAAGATATGAGTAAAGGTAATAATAAGAAAGGACTTGGTTTACAGTTCTCTCAAAGCTTTTATGACAATATTGGTAATGCAGTTAGAGGACAGCCTACAGGAAATCTTGAAGATGTACAGTCAAAGGGTGCAAAAGAACAAGCACAAAACCTTAGAAATGCATCTGCTACAAATCAGATGGAGGCTCAACGAGCACAACAGATTGCTAATCAGAATCCTTATTCTGAAGCTGGTAAAATAGCTTCTGTACAAAATGATGCAGAGAACAGACAAAATGTACAGAAAGCCGGTGTACTTGGAGCTGGTGCAGCACTCGCTCGTAAAACAAATGCACCTGATGTTCAATCACAGATACAACGTCAAGATCAACAGCAGAGTGTTGCTAATCAACGTCGTGAAGAAGAACAGGCAAATCAGCAGGAAGCTACAGAAGTAGGAAACATATCTGAGCAATGGCAGTTTAAGTCTCGTGATTATACTGAAGACAAGAACTGGGCAGCTGCTCTTTCAAAAGGTGAACCAGCTCAGCCAGAACAGAAACCAGAACAGAAACCAGCTCAGCCTGAACAGAAACCAGAACAGAAACCAGAAGAACCAGCTTCAATGCCTTCTGGTAACCCACAACATGTAATTAATGCGTTGTTAGGTTCATCAAAAGGTGAAGACTTACGATCTGGTCAGGAAGGTGCAGCTGATAAAGAACTATATGACTGGGCAATATCTCAAGGCGTTACACCTATTCAGGCAGGACAGCATAAGAATGAAAATGACATTAACAGCTGGGAACAGGAATTTATTGCAAATAATGGTGAAGCTGGTCAGAGTGTAATGCAACAGCTAAGACAAGGAAGAGCTGGTACTGGAAATGATGCTTCACGAAACTTCAGTGCTAATGAAATGGACCAGATGAATGATAACATGACAGTTACAAAAGATCCGCCGTCAGATTCACGTGTAAAAGATATTAAGAAGTGCCTGTGTGATGCTCGCATGAAGTGGATAAAAGAAGACTGGGACCGTGATGGTAGACCTTCTCGTGAAGACATGATGTGGCTTGTAAAACAGCAAGGTCCTTTCCACCACAACGATAGAGATTATGACCCTAATGATTATGACAGTTGGAATGATGAAGATGGCTCTATTCTCGGTGCTTATGCAGATAACATTAAGAATTATGTATACAACTATAAACCTGAAGCCACACAAGTAGATCCTAATATAGACCCTAATCAGGAACATATTGGACCTATGGCTCAGGATATTGAACAGGTAAATCCTGCATGTGTAAAAGAAACACCTGAAGGAGTAAAGACTGTTGATACAAGCAGGCTTGCTATGATGAATGCAGGCGCAATAGGTGACTTGGCTCGTGAGATTCAGGACCTTAAAGCTCGTTTAGCTAAATTGGGGGTATAATATGGATAGCGGAACAGCAATGACATTACTTAAACTTTTGTCTTCTGATAAGTTCAAAGGCGTTGCAAAAGGAGCTGCAGCAGGTGATAAAAGTGCTCTTAGCATGCTCTTTAATGCTGCTGGACAACCTGACCCAACTGATGATGACCTTAATGACCTTCAGAGCCTGGCAGGACTATTTGGTACTGTTATAGATGATACAGGTGATAATGGCAAATATCAATCTGACTGGACAGATCCTAATACAATGGAGCAACTACAGCGTGAACGAAAGAGCATGCGTGGGCTCATTACTGGTACGCCACAAGAAATGGCAATTAAAGCAGGGATTCAGGCTGTAGGGCAACTTGCACGTGCCGGTGGAGATATGGCTGCTAACAATGGTAATAGGCTTGCAGCTGCTCTTATGGCTGCAAATCGTACAAATAGTGCTAGGCAGAATGATATTTATGGCCCAAGTAGAAAAGAAAAAGCTACTGAAGCCTGGGGACAGGATAAAATTAGACGTGGTAACAACTGGCAAATTGCTTTGAATAACGCTGGTGATTTTGTTGATAAAGTTCTTGGAACTTATCAGATTGCAGATGCAACAGCAGGAAATGCTGCTTTAACTAGAGAACTTGCTAGAGAAGGCATGAGCTCAGGTGCGTTTGACCAGTTAGGTAGAGGTGTAACAGCTACCAAGAATATGGTAAAATAGGAGACGGATATGGCATTAAATGATGACAAGAAAAAAGAAACAGCTGAAGCTATCAATGATAAAAAGGACCAAGCTATATCTGAAATAAATGATGCAAATAAAAAAGCCTCTGATGAAACCAGAAATCTTGAAAATGAACAGTACAATAAAGATAAAAGTGAACTTGATGAAAATGCTGGCAAAGATATTGCGAAGGGTGAAAGTCAGTACGGTATGTTCAATGACCGTGACTATAGTACTACTTTAAGGCTTGCTAGAGAAGCTGACAGATACAACAACAGGCCTACAGAGCATGTTATTGGCATTGGTACTCGTAAAACTGGTGGTATTAAAGATTATGGCCTTGGTTATGATAGACCAAAGATAAGTACAATGGAAACACGTGCAATGGACCAGGCTCAGCAGCTTGATACACAGCAGAAAAGTGCAGCTATTGCTTTACAAGATGCTGTCAACCGTAAAGATCTTGAAGCATTTAAAATGGCTTATATGCAGTTACACGGAATTGCTCTTTCTGAACGTGATGCTATTGTTGCTATGACAAATATGATAAGAGGCGCAGAATCACAACAGATACTTGCACAGGGTATGGACTATTTCAAAAGAGCTTTCGGCACAGAAACAGGTGTTGCGTTGTATAATCTCAGTCAAGGTGACGATCCAATGCTTGCAAGTATGCTTGGCCAAATTATAACTGGTGGCGTTGTACCACCTGAGAAGGGTGAAGTATTCTTACAACAAGCCGTTGATGAGCTTGCTAAAGAATATCAGAAACAAGGCAAAGATAAAAATACAGCATATATGCTTGCAAATGTAAGAGTTACAGGCGACCTTTGGCAGTATGACAATATGCAACAAGCTATTCTTACTCATAATAATAGGTTTGGTTATTGGAAGGGTGCCGATAAAGCTAAACAAGAGAATTTGTGGTAGGAGGCTGTATGTTACAAGTAGATGTATGTCCTTTTGCAAGTGACGCTTTAGAAGATGCAATGAGACTTGCTCAAACAAAGTCACTTAACAGTTACACTTTCTCAGATTGTATTAATTTCTTGAACTACGTATGGAGTGATATTTATTCACAGATATGTATGATAGACTCTGGGTATTATTCTAAAACTGTAAAACTTACTAAGAAACTTACAAAACTACCACGTTTTGTAAAGAACTCTGTAATGATATACAGTGCTCAGGGACCAATGGATAATAACAGAATGCTTTTCCGTCAAGCAAACAATATGGAATTACTTGACAGATATACATATCTTATTTCTGGTACAGATTTGTGGTGTCCTGATGCAGAGCGTAGTAGTGTGTGGTTAGAATATTGTCCGCAACCTGCTCAGATATTTTTTACACATCATAACCGTGACCCTAAGCTTTATCCTGATGGCCATGATATTGAACGTAATTCTATATACAATCTGTATCAACTTGTTGGTGACAACTTATTAAATGTGAGTGATAAAACTGTAACACCAGAACAGATAGCCAGTGTTAAAAAGTGGGTACTTAAGCATCGTAATCCATTAAACACAGAAGTAATTGACATTACTGCTGATGTTATACAACCTGGTGATGAAAATGGCACATGGGAGCTTAAGTATATTACTTGCGATTTCCCATACATTTTCTGTTCTTATCAGCATTCTGTCACTGCTGAATGGAAATCAGGTTTCTTTGATAAAGACATGCAGTGGACAGATTACAATCCATTTGAATGGGTTGGACGTAATGATAATGTAGAATACCTTGAGTGTCATTATAATGATAAGACTGGTATGGGAGTAATTGTACGGGATTGGAATGATTTTGATGAGATTTTATTGAATACAGAACACCTTCCTGAAAAAATAAACTCTGTCATTTATGTTGAAAATTATTTCGAGTATAAATGTTCAGACGGTACAGTTGCTAAAATGACACAAGGTTACTGGTACAACAGATATGCAACAGATTATAATTATGAAAAAGTGCCTTCTGTAACTGTTTTGCCAGCTGATCCCGATGATGGTGACGTTGTTAATCTTAATGGTACTTTAAAACGCTATACAGTTGCACATAACTGGGCAGACGTTAGTAATATTGATTACGTTGCTCAGAAGGAAGAAAAACCAAGAATAAAAGAACTTGGATGGACACCTGACACAAAGCTTGTGTACCCTGCTCCAGAGGTCTATAGATATTTAGTTGCTCGTTTAGCTGAGAAGTTCTCAGCATTGAATGAGTCTAATATTATGGGTGTACAGTCAGAGTTGGCTGATGCACGTTTTGCATTCCAGGCTTTCCTTAAGAAGGATAAGTCTGCCTGGGAACGTATGAGAAACGTTAACCCAGCAACAGTAACAGATTGGCTATAATGATTAATCTTAATACTATTAACCAGATTAATGATATTATGACTATTCTCAACAATACACGTAAGGCAATATCTAAATCACAGCCAGATAGTGATTTTGATAAACAGTTACAGCAAACTACTGAACAAACTACAGTTCAAACACCTGCTCAAATAGTTCAGCAGACTACTGTATTACCATCTGCAATGCCTCGCAGTGGTATGTATGATGATACATGTTGTGTAAAAGGCTGTAACAAACCTGCTGTATTGTGGATTAATAATAAGCATTACTGTAAAGAGCATGACCCAGCTAACAGGATTGATACGGAGGAAGACTGATGGCTTATGCAAATAAACAACAGGACCATGAGAAACGAAAAAACCAAGAAGGGTCATACTCAGTATATAATGAGATGTATCGTTTTCTAATGAAGAATTATGACTGGCGACAACTTGATAACTTACCGTCAACTGCTCTTGAATCATTGGAAAAAACATTAGCAGTTGAAGGTGAAGAATATTCACTTAAAGGGGGTAATAAGACCGAGCCACAAGAGCTTAGGAAATTGGCAAGCGATGCAATTACTAATTTTATAAATAACAAAGGTCAACATGGCGATACTGGTGATAACTTAGGTCACAAGCATGATAATTCTATAAGAAATATTGCTCGTACCCTGTCTGATCTAAAGTGGTAAAAGAAAATTATGCACATTTACATGATTTCTTTTTAGGGATATTATTATAATAAATAAGGAGTTTTATATGGCTGGAACTGAAGAACTTATGGCCAGACTGTCACAGCTTGAGAACAGCTATAACGCTGATAAGCAGGCAGCACGTGAAAAGCAGTTCTTTGATACTTATGGTGGTAGATTCTCAAACAACAGAGGTTTGGGGCTTGCTATCCTTAATGAGCTTGATGCTCGTGGTATTGATACATCAGCTGCTGATGAAGCTGTACAGCAGATTCTTGATCAGCTTAGAACTGAATGTAATGAAATATTGGAACTTACAAAAGAAGCAAATGAAGCAGCAATTCAGAATGCACAGAAAGTAGAAGAAGTGGCAAATGTAGTAGCACAGGCAGTAGCATCAAATCCAGATGCATCAACGCCAATGTCACCACCTCCAACAGTTGAATCTGCCGAAATGCCACCAGCTATTGATGCTATGGACCCTGATGGTGAGTTTAATCCTGATGATGTTCCTCCTGCAGAAGGAACTGAACAAACAGAACCACCTGCAGAAGGTACAGAAGGAACTGAACAAACAGAACCACCTGCAGAAGGTACTGAAGGAACTGAACAAACAGAACCACCTGCAGAACAACCTGCAGATGATACTGAAGTATCTGATATTCGTAAGAAACGTATTTCAAGAATGAAGTCAAACTGGGGTAAAACACGTACTCAGAAGAAAATGGAAGCTAAGGGCTTTAAGCCATCAGCAGGTATGATTGAAGCTGCTTCAAAGGGGTATTAGTATGGATGAAAAATTACTTGACGAAATTTTTGCTGATCTTGCAGCAGACCTTGTCGACCTTTCAGATGACGAAATTAAGGACCGTATTCTTAAGTATGGTTTAAGTCCTGAAGACATGAAAGAGGTCTATGATACTGTAAAAGCAGTACAAGAAGCAGAAGCTCTTGGTGATGAAAACGTAGACCCACTTAATTTGGATGCTGTTGATACACTTGCTGATGCAAATACAAAAGAAGCAAAACGAATGGCAAATGAAGACCAGACTAAAGTTAAAGTTACTGAAGAAGACAAAGACTCTGACGGCGACGCAGACAAGGTAACAGTTGAAAAAGAAGACCCAGAAGATGATACTGAGCTTACTGATGAAGAACGTGCTATCATTGAGTCTATGGGAACAGATGAAGGTACTGAAGAACCTGATAATTCTTCTGAGACTGAGGATAAGCCTCATGAAGAACCAAAATTCAAAAACAAAACTAATCAGTTTGCCAGATTCCTTGGTGAAAACAGATTAGGTGGTATGTAAACACCTGCTACATGCAGTGTTATATATTTTAGTATAAAGCATAATGGAGGATAATGTTATGCCAATTTCAAGAGATCAAATTGAAGCTCTGTCAAAGCAGGTGTTCATTGTTGAGTACTTGCTCAATGGTATGTTTCCTTGTCAATCAGACGTTGTACGCTTGATTCGCTCAAAGAAACGTGAATGGAAATTTAACGATAAGTTTGAGTACCGCATGCTCCTTGCTGGTACAAACACTGGTGGTTCTTTGAACTCTCAGACATTCAAAGAAAACGTTGGAATGATTAAACAGGGAGACCTTGAATATGGTACATTCCGTGCTACTTACGGTACTGTATCTGACGGTTTCGATGTTGATATGACACTCAACCTTGAAACAGAAGACAAAAAGGTTGCTTTCGAAAATGACTTTGCAACCCGCATGCACGCTCTTCGTATGAACGTTGCTGCATTGTTCAAAAACTTTGCTATTCATGGTCAGTTTGGTGTTCTTCACCAGCTTTCTGCTCCTTATCAGGACGGTTCAAAGTGGCGTGGTGGTACATCGCCAAGTTTCAATGACAATGCGGTTCATGCTACAGCAGGATTGACACTTTGTCCAAACAATTTCAAAAGCTCTGATATTACAGGTACAGGTTCAACACGTGTTCCTTTCCGTATCAAAGCTCCAATCAATGTTTACAACAGTAACTTCCAGGCTGGTAAATATCTTATCAAAACAAAAGAAAACAAACCTTGGGGTACAGCTGATGCTTCAGAAATGTACATGATTCTTGAAAATCAGCCAGGTTATCTCACATTGCTTTCTGTTGGTACAACAGTAAGTGACTGGGATGAAGGCCAGTTCCTTGAAGTTTGTGGTAACCGTGAAGTTACAGCAAACTCTGCTATTTTCCAGGATTCTTGGGAAGCAAATGCAATTACTGTTGCTAATGGTCCTTATGCTGGTAACTATGACTTGTTCAATTACTCAGGTACTGCAAAATACACATCAGGTAACAGTGCAATTGTTGGTGCTATGGAAGGTCTTGCTGACCTCTTCCCTTGGTACGTAGATCCAAATGAAATTGCATCAGGTGGTGAAAACCGTCTTGGTCTTGACCTTGGATTCCGTGACCAGCCAAACCGTTTGCGTTACAGCACACAGCAAGCTGGTGGTTGGGTTCTTCAGCAGCCTAATGAACACATCATCGATGCTATCATGCGTGGTGCGTTCTTGACAAAATCAACAGTTCCTTATGCTGATATTGGTGTTTGGATGAACCCAGTAACACGTATTGAAATGGGCTATGAAGAAGGCGAAAACGTAAAAGTTATTCGTGATAACTTTGTAGAAGGACCTATTGTTTACCAGCGTGGTATTAAGACAACTTCTTACCAGATTGGTAATCAGGTAGTAAATGAAGTTGTTGAAGACTTGAACATGCCAACAGATGTAATTGTTATCGGACCAAAGAACGACATCGCTTACAACTGCTGGGATAATGCTCAGTTTGAACTTGACAAATACATTCAGGAAACTTGGGGTAAATCTAAGCCACCTGCAATTCAGGATTTGTCAATCCCTGATGAACTTATCTCAAAACTTGATCTTTCACAGCGTATCACTTATGGTTCACCTACATTGCGTGATGGCCGTATGGCATCTTACACAAATGGTAACCGTATCAGACATCCTGAAAACAAGCTTCCACTTGCTATGCATGAAATGGGCGCACTCTTTACTGAGTATCCATACTGTTATACAATTGTTAAGCTTCGTCGTCCAATCTTCGAGATCACAACTGTCTAAGAGGTGAAGTATGGCAACTGCTAGAGCAGATCTTGCTCCATGGAATAAAAATAAAGACTATGAGTGGGAACTCTCTAGTGGTTGGGGCTACAAACGCCCTGAAGACTGGGATAAAGGAATTACACGTCGTAGACGTAAGCTCCATGATACTAATGGAAACGTTTACGACGTATACTATTATCCTGATGTAGATTATCATTTAGGTTTTTCTGCACAGAATGACCAAGAACGTTTGGCTGTTGCTCAAAAAGCATTCGACCCAGAGAACCCTACGCATGGTGAAGTTATTTCACAGAAAGGTTGTGGTCATATCAGTCAGGTTGAGTATGCTCAAAAAGAGCATATACTGAGAATAACATTTACCAATAATGGCGCTATATGTTTATTCTTTGATGTACCAACAGCTGTAGCAGGTGAGCTCATTTATCTTGCTAAGTCTAAACGTACTAGACATGATGGTAGACATATACTTGGTGTAAGATTTTGGGACTATATTCGTATTAGAGGTACTCAGCATGGTGCTAAGTATCCTTTCGAGTATGAGTCACATGGCTCTGGTACTATAGTACAAGGTCAGGGTAGACATACTGTAACTTTGACAAAAGATAATGTTTTAGCACTATTCGGTAATAACACTAAAACACTTGCTAAGATGGAAACACTTAAAGACATTGATGCCAATACTGAGTTTACAGTTGTACTTAGTGATGCTGAAATGAAAATGTATAATGATGCACTTAATAAGTTACAGCAGACTGATGCTGGTGGTTATATAGAACCTGGTCATAGTGATGAGCCACTTGTACAACTTGCGGATGCTCTTAGAAAACAAGTACAAGACCAAATCGAAGCTTATAAGAAAGATGATGCAGTTACATTGTCTGCTTATGAAAGTGACGGTTTAGCACCTAATAAAGCACTTATGAAGGCGCTTAGAGAAAATGCAGAGCTTGACCCTTCAGGAGCAGTTGCTCGTATGCTTAATGTTATAAGTGCAAAGTCTGGTAATGCTAAAACAGTACAAAATTACCGACAATTAAAGGACTATGTCCGGTCGGTATATGGCAAAGGTGTTATTAAGTCTTGGATGCAGGAACATTATCCTGCTGAGTATGCAAGACGGTTCACAGGTCGTGTTTGGAAGGTTCAGGAACTTATTGACCTTGCAAATCCGACTGTTGAAGGTAACATTGAGTCAAGACATGCGTCAACATATAAAAAGTTTATACAAGCCAAGGACTGGCATGGTGCATTAAATTACCTTAAGACGCATAAAACGTCTAGAACTTATAAAGACCAGTATGGTAGAACTAAAAAGTTAACCAGTGTAAGTTATGCTGGTCAATATGATACAGTAGAAGGAGATTTTTAGAAAATGCTTGGATCATGTAGATTAAACAACAAATCAATGCGAAATGTTCGCAGAACAGACACTTATCAGGCAATAGCAATTGACCTTGCTTTGCTTGGCGTTATTACAAAAGAAGAATGTGAAATGCTTCTTGATGGTGGTATTCCATCTGGTATTACTTTACCTGATGGTTCATCAAAACTTACATCAGAAAAAGCATTACCACCAAAACCTGACTTCATTCAGACAGAACCTAGTGACACAGAACCTAGTGACACAGAACCTAGTGACACAGAACCTAGTGACACAGAACCTAGTGACACAGAACCTAGTGACACAGAACCTAGTGAACCACAGGAGCCTACAGATGACGAAGGAAGAACAGAATCAGATAATTAAAGATGCCTGGGTACATAACCTTCAGAAAGAGAAGGGCATACCTGAAGACATTGGAAATATTTATCGTAACTGGTTACTTGGTAAAATTAAACAAGCAAGCGACCAGTTGAAACAAACCCAAGGTCCACAGGACCAAGGTAATGAAGAACAGGGACAGGAGGCTAGCTAATGAGCAGCTTTACAGATTGGAATGGACCACAAGGTGGTGGGGTAAGAGCAGCTGATTTAATTCAACTTGCTAATGCTTACTCTAAACTGGTGTCTGACCTTAATCAGCATATGTCTGACAAGACACCCGATACAAGTGACGTTCATGGAATTAAAACTTATGTAGAAGCACAGATTAATAAAATCAATATTCCTGATGTTTCTGCATTTATCACAGAACAAGCCGCTGACGGTAAATACGCATCAAAGTCAGATATACCTACTGATGTTGTCAGTTCAAATGACCTTGCTAACTATGCTAAAACTTCTGCTTTGTCTGACTATCTAAAGACAAATAACCTTACTTCTCAGCAGGTCATTACTGATATACAGGCAGACATAACTGCTATTAAAGCAGCACTTAGTGCTAATCCATTTGAAATGCCAGCACTTAAAGCAACTGAATATGTTGAAGGACTGCTACATGCTGTTGAGCAGATTAAATTTACTGACAAAGATTTCAGTGCACCAATTGGTGGTTCAGACACAGCAGGTATTTATTACATTCTTGGTATGCTTGAAAACAAAGCAGGTACTGCTTACATTAAAATGAGTAATACCAAGCCATTTAGTGCTGTAGTTAACTTTGCTGTTACACCAGGATTCAAAGGTGCTTTGTCAGTTACAACTGACTGTGAACTTGCTGGGCTTAAGTTTAAGATTGTTGCAGGTACAGATACTGATGACATTCCACATGCTTACCTCGCTGTACAGTCTTCTGAATGGTTTAGTCATTTTACTACATCAGATGGTGTTGGTAAGTTTGATAGCATTCAGTTCTCTGGCGCTGGTATTAACTATGTTCCAGTTGATTCAAATGGTTATAAACGACCAAATGGAAATTGTCATGATGTTTGTGATTGTGAATCTGGTAAAGGATTCTCATTCTCTAAACTTGCAACATCATTGCTTGGAAGACGAATATATGCAACTGCTGATAATCCATATCTTACATTACAAGATGTGACAGCTCTTGATCATATTGGTATTATTTCTGACTGGCCATTTTATGATGATAATGGTGTAGCAATTGACGTTCCTGAAGGCTATCATGCTTGTGATGGTACAGATGTTTTACCTGATGATGACGTGAGTGATGAATTCCGTGCTAAGTTTCCTAAGTATCCTCTTCAAGACTATGCTGTCATTAAGACAAAGAGTGCAATTGAAGTTGATGCATCAGATTCTGATGTTGATACATCACTTGCTCAGACAGTTGCTGCACTTCATGGTATCAAGTACTTTGATAATATTGGTCAGCTACCATCGTCATATCGTGAGAATGAACCTTGTATCGTACGTATTGGTGACTATTTCTCTGTATATACTTATACAGCTGCAGACGGTTGGAGAAAGTACTCTACCAACTATAATGACATCAATGCTACAATTGCTGCGGTTGCTGCAGTTATCGCTGCTGTGCATCATGCTGATGTTTATACAATTTATAGCTCAATCACAGACCTTCCAACTGGTCCTAGTGTTGAGACTGGCGCTCTGGCTATTATCTTTGATGGTACTGGTTATAGCGTATTCAAATATAATGGAACTAATTGGGAGGTACAAGCATAATGGCAGATCCTAAAGTAATAAACTATGCAGGTGAACAGAAGATTTACAACAAAGAAAAAGTTGATGAGCTTCTTGACACAAAACAGGACACACTGGTACCTGACGTAGTAGTGCAGGATAGTGTAAATGTTGTAACTAACTCAGCAGTTAAAGCTTATGTTGATGCTGAGACACAGCGTGCAGAATCAGCAGAAGGTGACCTTAATGACTTAAAAACTACTGATAAGTCAAATATTGTAGCAGCAATCAATGAGGTCAAGGACTCTGCTTATACTGTTGATGAACATGTAACAGCTGGTTCAACTAACCCAGTGCAGAATACTGGTGTAAAAGAATATGTTGATGCTCAGGACGAAGCAACACTACAGTCTGCTAAAAACTACACAGATGATAAAATTGGTGAACTTGAGCCTGGTGATGGCTCAACAGTTGTTGAACTTACAGGGCACCTTGGCGACCTTAATAATGCTGCAGAATCTCTGGTTACTGCTATTAATAATATTGATGGTCGTGTTGAACAGAACTCACTTGGTATTGGTGCTCTTGAAACATCACTGAATCAGGAATCTGCTGCACGTATTGCTGGTGATCAGACACTTGATACTAAGATAACTCAGGTTGAACAAGCAAAACAGGACAAGCTAACATTTGATGATACACCAACACATAGTTCAAATAACCCAGTTACTTCAACTGGTATTAAAGATTATGTTGATGAAATCACTGGTCAGCTTGGAGATTTGAATACACCTGCAGAATCACTTGTAACTGCTATAAATCAACTTGAAGGTAAGTTCAAAGATCCTGATGATGCAATGTCAGATACAAGCGAAAATGCTGTACAGAACAAAGTTATCAAAGAGTACATTGATGATAGAGATATTACACCAACTGAAGGCAGTCAAAAAGCTGTTACTTCTGATGGTGTTTATAAAGCTATAAAAAAATCTTATGTAAAGATTGGTGATATTATGGACTGGCCTCAGTTCAAGACTGAGACACGTACTATGACTTCTGATAATCCATTTGAGTTCACATTTAATGGTTTAGTGCATAATGTTGCTGTTGAACCAAAAGATGTTGAACTTGAGATTGCTGATAACGTTCCAGAAGGCTGGAGAGCAATGGACGGTTCAGTAGAGCTTGATGCTGCTACTAACCAGGAACTTGCTGACTTCTTCGGTGGACGTAATACAACTACAGATGGTAAGATTTGGATTCCATACTTACCACGTAAAATTATTAAGGTAGCGTACTAGGAGGAATAATTATGAGTACACATGCACTTGGTAACGTACAGCTTATTACTGTACAGGAAGTAGAAGCAATGCTTGATGAGGTAGTTGTTCCTGAAGCTAGCATTGATGTAAAAGTAGCAGCTGAAGCTACAGCACGTGAAGCTGCAGACCAGCTGCTCCAGGGAAATATTGATAACGAAAAAGCTGAGCGTGAAACTGCAGATACTGCTTTGCAGGCTAATATCACTGCTGAAGCAAATACACGTCAGACTGCTGACGACACACTTAACATGCTCATTTCACAAGAAGCACAGGACCGTGAAGCAGCTGATACTGCTCTTTCTGGTCGTATTGCTGCTACTGAAACAGGACTTACTGAAATGAAGCAGACAGAAGTTGAAGAACTATCAAATCTTCACTGCTTGCGTTTTAAAAATATTCCTATAGCAACAATTCAGGTTGACAATGATGATAAATCAATCAGCGTTGGGGACACTATTGCTACTGTATCAGCTCGCTATTTGCCAAAGATTCCTGTTGACTTCGTAATGTCATCAGAACAGATGGTTGCATCAGCAAACAAAACATTCTTGCTTATGTTGCGTCTTGACATCACTGGTAACATTAACGTTATCAACATGATTGAACTTGCTGAAGGATCTTCTGCTACAGATACTGCTACAGTAACATACTTTACACAGGAGTAACAAATGGCTTATAATGCAAATGATAGTATATCAATTGCAGAATGGTCAGAAGTTAAGAGACTGGTTAACGATTTGTCTAACACCGTTAACCAGGAACTTGACAAAGTAGGCGTAGATACTATTAATACTATTCGTGAGAAAGTTAACGCTATACAGCTTACCATTACTGCTCTTAAATCAGAAGAGGCTATCCAGAACACAAGACTGGATAACATCGAGAAAGTTGCTGCAAATAAAGAGATTACTTCTCTTGAAATTCAGCAGATGTGGGGGAACTAGACTATGAACGATATTAAATATCTTGGTGTTCAGGGACTTGAAGAACTTATCATTCTTGCTCAAAATGGACTTGCCAAGAAAGCAGATGTGCTACAGTTCGATGTTATGCCTGACCCTATCAAGTACATAGGAAAAGTTGTACAGTATGTTGGTGTCTCAGATGTGTCATTTACACGCAGTCACTTCTACTATAGCAATGGTATTAAATGGACTGATGAACAGGCTACTCAGATTGAAATGGTTACTGCTTTGCCTTCATGGGTAAATGCAGATCCTCAGACTCTTTACATTCTTAAAGATACCACAGATAAAAAGATGGGTCTTTATGTAAAGAACCCTTCAGTAAATGATTCATGGTTTACTGTTGAAACAAGTGGAAGCTTTGCAGTTGTTGATACTTTGCCACAGTGGTCTGACGCAGATTCAAGCACAATCTACTTCAAAGCTAATGGAAACATTCTTACTGGTTATATCAAAAAGACAGGAACAATTGGTGCTTGGTACACACTTGGTGGTGCGTCACAGGACACTGTAGACACTGCTTTGTCTGCTACATCTACAAACCCTGTACAGAACAAAGTTATCTACGCTGCTATTCAGGACGTACTTGCTCAGGTAACAGGTATTTATCATTATAAAGGCTCATGTATTGCAGCTGATTTACCTAAGACAGATAACAAAGTTGGTGATACATGGAACCTTGAAGACGCTTCAAGTTATGGTCCATCAGGTACTAATGTTGCTTGGGACGGTACTAAATGGGATGCTCTTGGTGGTGACCTTACACTTGATGCTGTTCCAACAGATGATTCTCAGCATGGTGTTATGTCAGGTGGTGTATATGATGCACTCTTGACAAAAGAAGACGTTGACAACAAAACTACTGTTATTGACGCAGCTTCTACTGATAAGCAGTATCCTTCAGCAAAAGCAGTACATGATGCTATTAAAGGTCTCGAACCTATTCCAGAAGGCTTTATTCAGAACGTAGACACAGGTATGCAGCCTGTTGAAGACGGCAAAGTTATGCGAATCAGCAAAACAGCATTTGATGCTCTTGCCCAGCGTGACCCAAATGTCATGTACTATCTTGATGAAGAGCATGACTTGATTGATGCTAAACCAACATGTCGTGATGTAGATGGTAATTTGGTAAAAGGCCAGAAGATTGTTGAACTGACAAAAGCACAGTATGACGCTCTTCCAACCAAAGATCCAGACACATACTACATGATTAATGATGACAACAATGCAAAAACATGGTACCCAAGACCAGACTGGGCAAACGCCGTTACTATTTCAGCAGAACAACTTTATGCAGGTTACACTGCTCCAAGTGACGGTATGTTTGTTTGCTCAGGTGTAACGCCTGAGATAAATAATGATACTGTTAGAGTAATAACTGTAAATGGTATTACTATTACATCAGGAGAGTTTCCCACAAGTAGTATGTATAGTTATGGTAGTACTAGCTGTCCTGTAAGTGAAGGAGACTTAATAAAGTCTAATATTAGTGATGCATGGCATAATGAAAAGCGGTACTTTGTTCCATGGAAGGCATAAGGAGGTAAAAGATGAGTATTTATAAGGGAGATAAGTTAGTCGCTGGCAGAAGTGTGAATACACACTTAGTGAGAAACCCAGCATGGAATCAGGCTATATTGCTTTCAGTAGAAGTCCTTACTGGTGGATATGAAGCACCAGCTGACGGTATGATTGTTGGTATTTTGTACACACATGGAAACACAAGTACTGGTGTGTCAGTAACTGTTAACGGCGTAGAAGTAGCCAGAAACAAAGCAAAAGACTCTGACCATATATTGAATGTACAGTGCCCTGTAGGCAAAGGCGATGTTATAACAATCTCTGATGAAGCATCTCAAATGAATTCAGCTATTCGCTTTGTTCCATTTGAGGACAGTAGCGTTGAGGTCGAGACATCTGACTCTGTCAGAAATCCGCATGACCCTGACTGGTCACAGGTCGAGACAACTGAGTTGATTCGCAACCTACATGACCCTGACTGGTCACAGGCTGAATCAATTACAGCTGATCAGTTAATGGCAGGTTATACTGTTCCAAAACGTGGTATTATTGTCGGCAGTATTGTTCCTAATACATATAGCGTTACAGGGTCACCAATTATCAAAATAAATGGTATCGTTGTGTCATACGCACGTGGTTCATCTAATGAAATTTCACATGGTAGTGTACAGTGTCCAGTTTGTGCTAATGATAGAGCAAGCCTTGAGGGCATTTCAGCAGGAAATTGTGACGCTCATATTAGCTTTGTCCCATACAAAGCACAGTAGGAGACATTGATGGAAACACTTGCTACTGTTCTAACATCTAAAGATTTTCTGTCAAGCATTCCATCAGTGATTCTGCTGATTGTTGCTATCTGTATACTAGGTAAACTGCTTAAAGTACGTGTTACAACTAGCCATATTCAGATTGGTGGTGAAGACAAGAACTCGTATTATGAGCGTGCAATTGTACGTAACCAGGTTAACCAGGCAAAGTTGTTCTGCATGGCGCTTGAGAATAAAATCAATGCCCTTGTAGAACACAAGACAGCGGACGGTTATTATGTCAAATATATACTTGAATGTGTATACGACAAAATGACTGAATGGATAATGTATAATCATATCGAGAACACTGAGGAGTATATAGAGAGCAAGCAATGGGAAATGCAGTCACTAGTTTATTCTTTCAGTCCACCTGAACAGTTTAAGACACCAGAGTTTCAAGAACGTATCAACAAGTGGACTGCTGAAATAGTCGGAAGGCTTGTATCTATACGTAAACTGTATGAAAATCAGGCTAAGCAGGAGCGTAAAAATGGGAAGTAAGCAAAGATACTCAGGTTTACAAACACTGTTTGGTATAGCTCATAATGCTTCGTGCTTGTTTCTCTGCATGCTTTCAATTGCAGAAGAACAAACAGGTCACGACATAGACTTCATAACTGCTTATAATGCATGCTTAAAAGCAAAAGTGATTGATGAGCAGTTCTACTGTGTCAATCAAGAGCTTATTCTTGAAATACTAACTGGTAAAAAATGGACAAAAAATATAATGCCTAAGTTGCCAGATAAAGTACCTGATAAAATGTATACTGTTGAAAAGTGGTATAATCCACGTACTAACTTTATACACTTTAAAAGACGTGCTTTTGATACACTTAAAGCAAGTGTGACAGTCAAAGAAGGTAGCCTTGTTGAATATTATACATATACATGGAGGTAATATGAGATGTCTAAGAAAATATTTCTATGCATTGCTTGTCTGTGCTTGTGTGCCTGTACTTCTAGCAGATACGCTGAGCAGTCAGTACTTGAACATCAGAAACAAATTGACAGAACTGAAGAGTCAATCAGAACTCGTGACCGAGCAATTGATACGTGTCTCAGAGAACTTGCGTATATCGCAGGAAGAAGCGAAGAAATGGGAGGAGACATCGACGACATTATCCGAGAGCTTGACCTCTATCACACAGCAGTTCAACGATTGCTACGAGCAACTGGTTATAGAACAGACGAAGAACAGACAGCTGAAGAAAGTTCTGATATGGTTGATTAGTATACTAACGGTAATGATTGTAGGTACAGCAATAGTGCTTTATCTGGAATTAACACATAAAACTAATTTCATATAGGAACGTAATATGACATATACAGTAAATAATGGTACATGGTGTAAAGACAATAATAAAGAGTACTACAGTACTACTAAAACTGGGCTTAAAGCTGCTCTTGCAGCTGGAGAAATCACATCAGGTACAAAGGTTGTTATTCATGAGCCACAGTATCACGCTGGACAGTTGATACAATCACTTAACCCTGAGTGTCCAGAAGGGTGCTTCGTGCCACATGGACAAGCATTTGACACAAGTATATATACAGAACTTGCTAAATTGTTTCCTGATGGCAACTTACCTGATATGCGTGAATGCGTAATGGTATGTGCAGGTGAGAATGAACATATCGCTACTCATGAGCATGATGTATTTAGTGCTTGTGAGTTTAAAGACGATTGTGCTGCTACAGGTAATCACTCACATACAATAACTATAAATGACCCAGGGCATGGACATAGTGTTAGTGACCCAGGGCATGGACATAGTGTTAGTGACCCAGGACATGGACATGGCATTAGTGACCCAGGACATGGGCATGGTGTTAGTGACCCAGGACATGGGCATGGTGTTAGTGACCCAGGACATAGTCATAGTGTATCAGGTTCAACTGATGGTGAAGTTATTAAACCTGGTCCATTACCACTAGCTGGAGGTAATCGAACAAACACAGGCCTTATCATATCAGTTAACAGTAATACAACTGGTATTAGTATTGATAGTCACTCAACTAATGTTTCAGTTAACAGTAATACAACTGGTATATCTGTTAATGGTAGTACAACTGGTATATCTGTTAATGGTAGTACAACTGGTATATCTGTTAATGGTAGTACAACTGGTATCACTGCTGAATGTTCACAAGCCGGTGCATCAGGTGTAAAAGTGACACGAACTAAACAGTTCGGTGTTTTTTATTATATTGCTTTCTAGGAGGATAAAGATGAGCAAGAAAACTTTGGGAATTATTGTTGGTGTAAATGGTGCAGTAACAACTGCTGCTATTACAATTGTTGGGCTTGTTGCTCCTGACAAAGCACCAATTATCCAAGGTATCATCAGTGCAGTGTCTGCATGTATCGATGGTATCTGTTTAGTGTTCATCAAGAATGGACAAATTGAAGAGAAAAAATAAACCCGCTGCCTAGTCTCCTTGACAACGGGTTAATTTCAGGGTTCTGACAATCGTTCGGTCAGGACCCTGTTTTTATGTAGCAAGCATATTTAAAATCCAGTTATCATCAATAATAGGGTCAGGAAAAACTACCCAACCGTCTCCTGAACAAATGCCTGATGAATAAAAGTCAGCTATTCCATTACGAATCCTTGGACAGAAGTGCCATAACTGTAATGTATCACCGTCAAACTTAACTAGAGTATGATCATCGATATTCTCTATCTCTGGATGTTCTTTAATGAACTTAAGCTTAGCGTCAAGGTCAGACTGATATGGTAGAAATGTGTCCTTGGCCCAGTATGCTACTTTCACATCAGGATGCTCTGAGAACCATATCTTTGCACGATAGTAAGTTTCTTCACGTACGGCATTAAACATCGCTTTTGTTGCTGAGCCTATTGCTGTCATTTTTTAACCTCCTTAGAATAAATATTACATGTCCAGCATCTGATACATAATGTAGGCACATAGTCAGTATACCAGATACTGTGACAGGTTTTACAGTAATTAGAGTGGATGCTTTTCATACCATACATCAAAAGCAAGTGTTATTTGAGGATAATGTTCTTCAAACCATTCACGAACCATTTTACACCATTCATGCATATTATCAGAATCACCTGGTCCACAGCGTCTTTGAATCATGTACATCCACTGACGAATATTTGTAGTAATAATTAAGTTAGTTGCTAAAGCATTTGGCAAAACATCTCTTGCTGAACTTGGTGGATAACCATCGTTCAACAGTTTATTATATATTATCTCAGCATGTTGATAAGCTCTAAGTTTATCATCACAAGGTGCATGACCATCAATGAACTCACATTCTTGGAACTTCTGATAAATAGTACTTGACTGCTGAAATGCACAGTGTCGGTGTCGCACAAGAGCATGTGATACGCCACGGTCAACAGTACACTTAAGAGTGACATTAGCATGCTCAAACGGTGAGTGATGTCCACGTTTGATACAATTCAATGCTCTCTGAATACATTTGTCTTTGTCCATGCTGCTATTATAACATTCACCGGCAACACGCCCAATAAAAGACAATAAGTCTTCTTCGTATGCAAAATACAGTCCCATAGGCTCAACTTTCATAGGTATCAGTTTCATTATTTTTCTCCTGTGGAACCAAATCCACCTGTTCTTTCGTTACTTTCAAACTTCCAGTCAAGCACTCTTGTATATGGCTGTAACTCAATCTGTGCTACACGGGCACCTGCTTTTAATGTAACAGGTTTATCGGTTGCATTATATAGTGGTGCATGAATCTCCATACCGCTATAATCAGCATCAATGATACTTGTTGGCTGTATAATGCCAAACTTAACCAAGAGACTGGATCTTGGGTACAAAACAATCTTGTTACCTGCTGGAATCTCAAATCCAAGCTGTAAACCTGGACATGCTACTTTACCAGGTTCAATTGTTACGTCTTCTGGTAAGAACACATCTGCACAAGCTGCCTGTTTTGTCTTATAAACAGGCACTTTACCATTTGGCCCTAAAATAATAGGCTTACAATACATTAAAGTCTCCTTGCAACTATTCCCTCTGGATAGTTACCATCATCAAATATTTGTATAATCATATCCCAGCAATCATGCAATGACATTGCAGACTCCCAGGTACCAATTTCAACACACACTTCTGTTGTTACATAACCCTGTATAGAATATTTCTTCATAACCATACTTCACTCTCTATGACTTGTATTTTATCTTGCTTACCAAGATACACATGCCATTCGCCAAACATAATATCAGTTACATCTTTTATAGTTTGTCCTGTTAACTGCATAAATGTTTCTTTTGTCAAGATAACAATACAGTTCTTTTTCTGCATCTTGAATGTTCTAAGCATGTTATATAACTTTTCAGCAGTCATTAGTGTGTCCCCCTATCTCCAACGCCTATTACTGTCACAGCAAGGGCATACATAGTGCTCCGCCTCTTCATCTGTTATGTCACATTCAAACATAGTCCATGCTTCTCCACACTTTGTGCAGCGGACTGTTATAATGTCATTACTTAAAATTAGCATCACACCCATAATAAATGCTATGCCTAAGCTTGCTAGAATTTTTCTAGTTCTAGTTAGTTCGTCTTCTATTCTTATCATTAGTGTGTCTCCTTGTAGTCTGCTTCAAATTCAGCCGGATTAAATATACCTTGCTGCATATCTTTATAGATACGACTTGACCAGTATCCCCAGTTAGGTCCAAGTTCACATTCAGCCTTAATTGGTACAAGTAGCTGCTCTTTGTAAACGTTACCCATTATATGCTGAAGCTCAACAGCAGCCTCTGTACCTTCTTTCGTGAACGGAACACTGTTGACCTGTTCATCATGTACAAGCAGATGTAGTGTAAGTACATCATAAATACCCGCTTCATCAGCAGTAATGAGTGCTTGCTTAAGAATATCTGCTGCTGTGCCCTGAATAAGTTTATTAAGCATCTTGTACAGATAATCATTTATTTTACCTGTAACTGGGTCATACTGCGGTGTAGGTTTATGTAATCTTCTACCTCCCATTGTATCTATATAACCATGTGCACGTGCTATATCTTGAGCCCAAGACATTGTATCTTTTACAACCGGGAACTTTTTATGATAATTGTAGTAAATCTCTTTTGTAAATGACTCAATATCTTTACCTTCACTGCGCGCTAACTTTTCAAATAACACGTAGTTCTTCTCCATTGCTGTTTGCCAGCCCATACCATAAATACAGCCATAATTGAATGTTTTAACAACTGGTCTGTATGTAATACCAGTCATTCCCATTACAATGTTATGCAAGTCAGCGCCTGCACGCATCTGCTCTCTGAACCATTCCGCTTGAGGTCCTTGCGCAAAATGAGCAAGTAATACCGCTTCAATCTGACTATAGTCCATAGCTGCTAGCATCATGCCTTCTTCAGGTAAAAATAATGAACGCATATCCTGACTAAAGTCTTCACCATGACCTTTGTTACGTGCTGGAATTTGTTGAAGGTTTGGATCTCGACATGAAAACCTACCGGTAACAGTTCCGCCTTCTTCACGAAGCATTGGTAAGAACGTACAGTGAATACGACCATTGACAACTGATTTTGATAATGAGCCAAGTAAGAACTTTGACAAAATAGCATGATAATTCTTGTACTCAAATATTAATGGTATAACAGGATGATGAATACGAACCAAAGCACCTTCCGCCCATGACTGATTACCAGTCTTTGTTCTAACAGGTGATTCAATTCCCATCTCATTCATTCGTGTTCCAAGTTGCTTTGAGCTATTTATCATTTCACCAGTAATGCCATAAGTATCCCAAAGCTTCTTTTCAACTTCTTGCTCTTTAGCTGCTACCTTTTCAATAAGCTCTCCAGCACGTTTCTGGTCAAAACGAATACCAACCTTTTTCATTCTTAGCAGTATTGGTATTAGTTTGCATTCAAGCTCATATACATGCTGCACAGGACCCATAAACTTTTCTTGAGCAAAATACAACTCATACGTAGCAACACAGTCTTGCTGGTTGTATTCCATCATCTTTTGCTTGAACTCAGGAGCTTCCTGCCAAAGCATCAGTGAATTATCCCATACACTACCTTTCCATTTACCACTTATTAAGCATTTAAGTTCAGCATCAGATAATTGATATGTCTCACCGTCATCTGTATTAAGAACCTGGTTATCATCAGTAATTAAACCTTTCTTGAGACCCTTAGCACAGCCTTTCATAGTACTCTGCCAATCCTCAAACCATGCTTCAATTGTCTCTGATTTATTCTTACCTTTAACACCCATTCGTTTACAGTTATCATCAAGACCCATTGACTGACGTTCATCAATAAGAGCAGCTCGTGTCATAGTATCATGAATAATTCCTCTTGGAACTGTGTTGTACTTGTCATGGAACCAGCCATTATCAAATAAGCAGTTGTGCCATATAATGTCAATATTAGGATCTGCAACAATGTCACAGCATTCTTTTACCTGATTAGGGTCATCAAAATCAAATACTTTATGAATACCTTCACCGTGTGCTCCACAACATAAGATACGTGCATCTGGGTCAGTTAAATAGTTACCATATGTTTCAACGTCCATTGCAATTAGTCTATGCATTTGTTACCTCCATGATACATTCCACAACCTTTACACTTATCCCAGCCACCTTTATATGTAGCACAACACCCGTCAGGCCCCTGACTACAAATAGCATTAGGTCCTCTAAAAGCATTGGGTTCACTACCAGGCCTAGGTTTAGTATAGTCTGTATCTCTAAGGAATTGTTCAGCTGCTTCAGTAGCCTCATAAACACCTTCAATATTTTCTTTTGGTAAACATTTTAGTAAGTCTTTGATGACTTCTCTTGAATGTAATTCTGAGTGATATTTAATCGATAAGGTTTTATGAAGCACGTCTTCAGCAACATGCATGATACGAGGTACAGACAATCTAGTCTTGTACCTGTCAATAAGCTCTTGTAGTTCTTCACTGAACTGTTGTGCTATTTCCTCCATAGCTAGCCCCCTTGTAATAAATATAAAAGCAGTAGACCTGAGCTGCACTAGTCATCTTATCACTAGACCCTGTTTCATCATTAGGCGTTTGAGACCTGTATAATACGAGGTAGTCATTCAGGTATGCTCTTGGAACTACTGCTTATGGTACAGGCAGGATTCGAACCTGCATAGTTGACTACAAACATCAAAAAGCCAACTTGTTACCATTACATAACTGTACCAAAAATCGCCACAGATAAAAAGAGTATGTAAGTAACCTGTGACTCGCTTTCGCTTACTGCATTCCGGTCATGCAGCTGACCAACCTTCCCACAGTGAGACATATTCCGGCAACGAATTGCCAATACGTGTAGACAGGATTCGAACCTGCATAACAAAGTGCTAACCATTCACACACTACACGTAGCTTAAAGTAATTATATTATACTTCAAACAATTAAATTAAACAATTTTTGATCAATCTTTTTTGCAATACTTTTTAGGGTCAATAAGAGTCTCAAGATTCTCATGTGCTTTCTTAGTGCACAACATCAGATTATCTAGGTCGTTATTGCCTCGATTGCCGTCAATATGGTGAACATACATATCGTCAGGAATTTGAGAGGGTTTGATTCCCAGTGCATCTGCAAAGACTTTCCTATATGCTTCAACATATCTTTGATTCTCTGAGTCCCAGATTCTCTCTGAATCATGTCCGTCACATATTGGCTGAGGGTCATGACCAACTTCAGCATTCATTAAATGCTCTGCTATCTTTGCCATATGCTGCTCCTAGAACGTAATGTCTTCAGGTAGTTCATCATCAGTAGCGGGTTCATTATCTGCTGATTGTTTCTTGCTATTCAAGATTTGTATACTCATGCAATTTACTTCAAGATTTGCATGATGTGAACCATCTTTACCGTCCCATTCATTGATGCTTGGCTCGCCACAAGCAGAAACCAAAGCACCTTTTGTAAAGATACCAACAATGTTGTTTACACGTTCACCCCACTGCTTAACCTTGATCCATAGTGTCTTTTTGTAATCACCATAACCTGTTGTTACAGCAACTGACATTTCCATGTAAGTTTTGCCATTTGGAGTTCTCTTAACCTGAGCATCTGCCCCAAGTCTACCTGTAAAAGCATAGCTGCTTAAATCTGCCATTATTTTTCCTCCCTTTCAAAATGCTGCAAGAACATAATGTTACAAGCAACATGGTCCAAGTGACTGATACCAGACTCTGGGTCAGTCTTCTCACCTTTACGCCAAGCTATAAGATGTCTAAGAGCGGCAGCATAATATCTGTCTTCAGCATCTTCTACTTTTTGCCAATTATTTGGTTCATATTTATTTGCACCAAAAGTAAGAACTTTGCCGATACCTTCAATAAACTCAGGCTCAATAAGATCTAGTCTATTTTTTTCCTGGTCATCTTTGCGGCCAGTTTCTGATATAAAGGTGGCTGATTTTGCCAAATTCATCATACTCATAATAGTTCCTCACAGATAATAATAATACCCCGGATCAATATAACCCGGGGTTTTTGATTTTACTCAGCGGCTTCGTCAGCTCCAGCATCTTGTGTTATAGATAACACTGTCTGCTGAATTGATGGAAGTTGTGGCTTAACATGCGTTTCAAAAAGTTCTTTTGAAATAACAGCTGCTTTCTGTACATGACAGAAACGAGCCATCTTAGCACCTTTCTTCTGTGGATTGTCAGCAAGTTCACAAGCCATATCCCACTGGAATGCAAAGATAGGAGCCTGTTGACCATTCTGAAGAATCTGTGATTTAAGCATTGTGTTCCAAGATTTACAAGTCTTCATAGAAGATACTGTTGGATTGAAGAGTAAAACACCTGCTTCAGGATGCTCTGGCAATACAAGTGCATAAACATAAAGTTCCTGTACTTCATTACCTGTTTCTGGATTGGTCATCTTTGGATAACCTTTACCACCTTTAGGCTGCGTAATAGTTACGTTGATTGAATTTGGTTCGTAACGACCAACTGTACGGAATGGAGAAACACCTTCACGTTCATTCCAAATTGTTTTGAATGCAAGAACGATAGCTGTTACTACATTACCATATTCTTCACCTGTTGCTGAGTTACGCCATACACCTGGTGTTGCACCATCAGCTGCAGCATCTGAGTCAGGTTGTACCAAACCAAGATAAGGAATTGCCTGTTCATTTGCTGTGATTGAATCGAGACCTGCTCCTGCAAAGTCTCCCAAGAAACTTGTGTCTTCTGCTACTGTTTTGTTAGTCATAAGATACTCCTAGTAGGTCAAACTAATGACCTCAAATAATTTAATGTCATCACAAACTGTGATGTTATGATTATATTGCAAAAAACAAATTTTTTACAATATTGATCAAACAATTTTATATACCCAGATACCTAGCACATTTGCCAGGCACTGACTGTAGCACTTCACCTTTTGCCAACGCGCAAAGTTCTGGTAGTGTAAGATAGACATATTTGCCCATCTCTCTTGCTCCTTCTAGCACGGTAGTTGGAACAAAGCAAAGCAGTTGTCCTTTCTGATAAGACGAAGGTAGATTATGTTTTTCAATGATTGTGAACTCTTCAAGCTTCAAACCATTATAACAAACACGTTCTATCATTCTACTTGCTCCACCAGGTACACCAGTTATCTGAAGATAAGACGAAGGTACAAAAGGAAAAGCTTGTACATTCTTGATTGGTGATCTTGCTGGTGTATTTGTCATACGCATAACAAGTCCAGGTGGAACTTCAATATCGTCATACTTGATTGCACACACACCAGTGCTAACAATCTTCATGTTTTCATATTCAGACCACCAACGTCTTACAGCTGGCACATAAGGTTGCAATTTTCTTACCAGTGTATACTCCCAGATAGGGTCATCAAAAATAGTTGCATCTACACTCATTCTTCTACCTCCAAAGAAGCTTCGTATTCATCAATCTGTGTATCAATTTGTTGTATAATTGAAGACTTGCCACGTGATTTCCAGTAACCAACTTCATCTTTATGTTTGTACTTTTCTACACCTTTTGTCATTATTCCTTCATCCCAAAGTTGTGCATGTGTGTAACCAAGTAACCTAAGTATTCTATATGCTGGGAAGAAGCACCGCTGTCTTTCTCCGTCCCACTTTGCATCTGTCCAGAACGTAGTATCAATAATTGCTTCAGCAGCATCTTGGTATTCTGGACGTGTAGGCATTAGTCGTTTTCCATTAACTTGTTCAGATTTTTTAAGTGGTCTGTTCTTCCAGAGGTTAAACAGCTCACGCCATCTAATGTCATAAATGTGATTCCAGTTCTCTGACACAAGGCATTGTGTTCCTTCAACTTGGATACCATAAGCAACACTGTACCGTTGCAATTCTATAGGGCTTCTTGTTAGTCTTGCTGGGTCGCTTGTACTTTCATCAAATAATAACTTGTCTGAGATACTAGTACAAAGGTAAGCATGGAGCCATGAATATTCTTCAAGTGTTGTAGGAGCATCTTTAACTCGAACAAGGAGATGATACGACTTAGCACCGGAATAAACAAGTCTACATGCAATGCCATCATTAAAAATCCTTTCTGCTTCTTTACGTGCAAATTGTAATCTTTCACTGTACAATACATCTGCTGGTATAGGTTCTGACCCATTTGTTAACTCCCATTCTTCAGCCCGCTGCTTTTCAAGCTGCTTGTTTAAATGGCTGGTTTCATCTGACTCAAGCAAGAACGTGTCCATATACTGAACATTCTGACTCTTATTAGTCAAGTCTCCAACACCAGGTTTCATTTCATTAACTG